TGCAGAAATGAAAGTAATACATTATGGATTTGCTCTGTCGTATATTTATATGGGCAGAGGTACGCAAATACCGGTTGCTGTTACCTTCCTAAAGGAAGCATTAAGAAGCTCATCGGAAAAGAATTGTCTTGGAAAGATGAGCCTGTCGAACTTAAAGGAGAATAAGTAATGAATGAAAAGATTCAAAAATGTCAAACTTGTTATTATGATAATAGGTGTTATTGGCAAGAGTTAGCAGACCATATTCCTATGGATTGCAATGACTATAAAAAGAGGGATAGGAAATGAGCAAAATGAACGTCAAAAAGTCTCTTCTAGATGTTGTTAAAAGCAATAACTTAGAGATACTAAAAATAGATTTATTCAATGATTTTGAGTTGTTCGTAAGGGAAGGCACTAGGGAACGTAATGAGTATTGCAAGACTTATGCAACATTAGACGATTTGGATTTTGATGTAGAGGCTTTCTTGCTTAATGATGAAGTACGTGGAATTGTATACTGCCAAGATAAAGACACAAAAGAACCAGTGTGGATTGAACCTTGGAGTGACAAATGCTATTCTTGGTGGCAGATTAGTAGAGTTCCTGCCTTCTATAAGGATAGACTTAAAGATTTAAATATGAAAAAATATGAGTAAAGTATCGGCACTAACAATTATTGATGATATGATTGAAAACTATACTAGAATGATGAACGCAGGAAATAAGAAAGTTCTTGTAGTTCACGCTAGAAGTTTTCTAAAACTAATCAAGCAAGAGTTAGAACTTAAAGAAGAATAGTTATGGAAAGAATATTCGAAGTAAATATTAGAGTTACTATTGATTCTAAGTGCAATGATAGTGACGATAATATTATAGAAGAACTTATGTATGGAGCAGATAAATATTTCTATCCATATTGTTGTAATAATGAACATATAGAGCATACTAATAGTACTGCTCATAAATTAAATAAAAAATGAAAAGTATGCACGAAGAATTTATAGGAGCAGGAGTAGCTAACTTGTTTGTTGAACGAATGAAGTTAGAAGGATGGTTGCCAATTAAAGAGTATTTCAAGATGAAAAAACTTGGAATTGAGCTTGATTGGGTAATGGTTCTTACTATGGAGAATGATGGATTTATCGCAATACCAATGGTAGCAGAATATCGTGTTCCACATAAAGATAGTGGGCGAAAATCTGGTTGGTATAAAGACGAGATTGATAATCCAAACAGGAGAATTGATGATTGGACTAATGTAATTATGTTCAAGCTTATAGATAAGCCTTATATTGACGGAATAAGAGATTCTATTCTTGACAAATATAAAGAGGCTGAAGGTATTACAGATACTCATGCTTATAATTTGTCTTTCAATGAGGCGGTTATTAAACAATGTAAGGGAATTAAATGATTTTAGCGTATGAAATTAGAAAATATCAAATTCAAGGCCAAGCGTCTTGACAATAACACTTGGGTAGAAGGTTACTTCTGTGTTGAATGTGGTAACACTTACATCATCGAGGATAGGCAGAGTGAATCAATGCTTAATAGAAACGAGGCACATCAGGTTGACCCTTCTACCGTCTGCCAGTTCACAGGAGAGAAAGATATGAACGGAGACAATATTTATGTTGGAGATATTATCTCTAACCTTGAAACAAAAAGTGTTATAGAGGTGGTATGGAATGATAAGATGAAAATGCTTGATTGCAAGTTCCTTAATGGAGTGAAGTGTTGTTTTGATATTCCATTTGGAACATTTGTAGCAAGGTATCATAGAATAGTAATCTTGAGGTCAAAATTCGATAAGGAGAAGTAGCGTATGATAGAAAAGATATTAGAAATAGTAGTTCAAAAACTGAATGCTTTAGCTGCTAAGATGTTTAAGGAAGAAACTTATCCTTATCCTCCTCTTTCAAGAAGAGAACGAAGAAAGTTTGAACGTGACAACAAAAAAGCTGAGAAGAATATAGCGTTATGTCGTAGATGCTGAAGAACACTCCTAGTTGGTGGTGTCCAGGAGAACGTTGCTATTTCTTCCCTTATCGAAGACACGTATTATTTGGAGATAAAAATAAGTAGCATATGGAAATTGTAATTTTATATATAAGTGTTAGTCTAATTTACATCTTTCTTGTTTGCTTGGATGGAGAAGATGTAAAACCGAAATGGAAACAATGGCTAGCTGACAAACTAGGCATCAAACCAAAGATAGAGGTTAGATATATAAAGCCACAAGTCGTTAAGCTTCGTTCAAGAGTTACAATGTCGAATATAGAAATGCAATACTATTGCCGTGACAAATCTGGCATGGAGCAATTGAAGAGAAGAGCAATAGAAAGTGTGTACGATGAAATTCTTAAGGGAATGAAGGCAAACGGATTGGTTTCCATTTCGCAATATAATGACATTTATAGTAATAACACTATTTATGAGGGGACATGTGAAATTTATAAAAACAAGTAGTATATGAAGATAAGACAAGCTAAGAAAATCTTGAATATGATGGCGAAAGGAACGGACACACGTTACTTCGATTCAAAATATACATTCAAGAAAGAGAGTAGATTCATTCCTAGATTAAAGAATCTCTATCAGAAAGCAACTATCAGATGGAATAAGGTAAATATGCCGAGTGCCAACGTTAGTTTGTTTCGTTCAATTTTGAGAACTTCAAAGGAATGCAGTCGTTGTAAACATTTCAATGGTATGCTTGCAGGAAGATGTACTAAACTACATAAGTATGTTGAAAGCAGCGATTGGTGTCATGGAACTTTTTTTTGCAGAAAGTGAGGTTGACATGAAAATAAGACAAGCTAAGAAGATAATGAAGGAAGTCTATAAAACCCGATATTGGGCTTATAGGCAAGGCTATTATTGTGGCAAGATGGATGCAGGAAAGCTAGCCGGAGACCATCGTTTGTTAAAGGCTATGCGTCTTACAAAGAAGTGGGAAAGCCGCAAGATACGAAATGATGTGAATAAAATACTGGAGAAGAATCCGTTCAAACCGAGGGGTCTTCAACGTAGTGTTTTAAGATTGAAAAGATATGGATGTAGCAAAGCTTAATCAGGAAATTTTAGGCGTAGATTTGGAATACAAAAACGTCTATATTGATGCGGAGAATACGAGGATGATACGTGCCAAATTACCTGATGGGTATTGCGATCTGGTTCGCACAAATGTGTGGAATGGTCGTGTGAATCATCCGGAAGAGCATGATATTGTAAAATATACGGCAATCTCTTGGTATAGAGAAGAATTTGTCGGTGGAGTTGATTTAGGTCGCAACTACATGCATGCTAAATATAAGTTCTTCGAGTTGGTTGTGAATAAAAAATATATTTTGGAAATGAAACATAAGAAAAATGAAAATGCTAGATAATAAGTTAATCATAGATATTCCTAAAGGAATGGAAGTGGACATTGAAAAAAGTGACTTGAAAGTGGGCATTATAGCATTCAAGAAGAGACCATTCAGCTATGAGGATGTTATATCTACTTTAATAGACCGTGGCCTTAGCCCTGTCGTTGCTAATGTTACTAATAGTAATGTAGAGAAAATTGTTGCATTGGATAAGTTAATGGATATAGCTAAGTGTTATAATGGAGATTGGAAACCGGATTGGAATTCTAATGAACATAAGTATAATATCATGCGAACCCGTGAATATGGTATTACTTCTTGTAGTAGTTATAACGAGGGAGCTATTTACTTCAAGAACAAAGAAGATGCCCAAGCCGTTATTGATAATCCGAATTTCAGAAGCATTCTTGATGCAATCTATAAGGACTAAGGCTTATGAAGGAAATGTTCTTTAAAAGTGTAAAGTTCCGTGAAGTTCAGCATTTGGCATTCTCGGATGAATATATAACTGCATACGTATCGGTAAACCATGTTCCTAAGATACACCTAAGTGTAAATACACCTCGTGATGAATATGGGTTTGCGAAAGGTAAATCAAAGCGTTACTTTAGAGTGGGGTTTGGAAAATGGCTCACCGAACGAGCGTTTGTTAAGAAATATTTTAGTGAAGAATAAATGAATATAAAAAAGTCAGATATGGGAAATAAGATTAATGTAGCGGAAATCCTAAAGGATAAGCCGCAAGGAACTAAGTTGTACGACTTATTACGCAATATAGACGTAGAGTTAGATAAAGTCCACACAACAGACGTTGGTACTTATATAGAATGTACATCAACTAATGAAGTAGGCAGTACTCTTTTGTTTGATTATTCAAAACTAGGTACAGAAAAATGCTGGCTTGAAGGCTTACGGATTCTCCTTCCTTCTAAGAATATGCGTGACTGGGGCAAGTTCGCCTGGAAGAAGGGCGATTTGCTTATCAATAGTTGTGGATTTCAGTGCATTTTCAAAGAATGGGCATCTGATGATTATACAAAGTTCAACGGATGCTATTCTAATAGCAGGGATGGTTACGAAGACGTATCAAATGCAGAAACAGCTAAGTTTGACAAGTTAGATAACAATATTGCCTATGGATATGTCAGAGAGATTGAAAGAAAATTAGGAGGAATATTAAACCTCACCACTTTGGAGATTGAAAAGCAGTATGAGTTCAAGGATGGTGATATAGCTTTTGCCGACTATGGTAATAGACAAGATGTATTTATAGTATCAGGCAAAACCGGTTTATCAGAAGGTTATAGCTCATTTATTTCTTTAGATTTAAGTAGTCTAATTTTGAGTATGGCATACAGAACTACTTTCTTTAAGAAAGACATTTGTAAACTTCGCCTTGCCACGGAAGAAGAGAAGCAGCAGCTCTTTGATGCTCTCGAAAAGGAAGGCAAGGCTTGGGATGCTGAGAAGAAACAGATTGTGGACTTGAAGCCAAATATTGAACTCAAGCCATTTGATAAAGTGCTGGTAAGAGACTTTAGTAGAGATAAATGGAGTATAAGTTTCTTTAGTTTTAAAAAGGAAGACTTGTACGTATGCATAAATCATTGTAGTTGGAATCAATGTATTCCTTACGAAGGCAACGAATCATTGTTAGGTACAACTAAAGATGTGGAGGTAAGTTATGGACGAAGCTTTTAAGAAAGAACTTATAGAGCATTGTAAAAGGCAAATGCAACGCTTTGAGAGAATGGGAAGAACAGATTCTTTCGCATATAAAGAACATGCTGTTTTACTTAGTTTTCTTGAACGTCCATATTTACCTTTTTAATATAGTAATAGTTATGATAGACATAAAGAAGAAAATCCAAGCCGCCAGAGATTACGCAAGCAAAAGCTATCGTGTAATCAGAAAGGTTAGCAAAAACGGCTTTATGGTTCAAAGAGATAAAAATGCCGATAAGCATTTCTTGGATGGCATTGATTGGGCAGAGAAAGAGATATTCAAAGATTTGATTCATAATGCTAACGAAGTTCCTCAAATTGGCAGAGGAAGGATTCTTGCATACTCAAGAGACTGCGGTTATAGAAATCTTTACAACCTATACGATATGATGTACAAGACTGATTGCGGCACATATCAAGAAATGTGGGAATTAGAAGTTAAAGCTTACTATTTGGATGGTTGGATATACGCAGATGAATTGTTTGACTTAATTATCAAAGGAGGTGAATGTAAATGACCGATGCAGAATTTAATAAGTTTGTGCTTATACTAGAGAATGAAGCGTTTCGGTTTGCAAGAAGTCAAAACGTATTAAAGGAACATCGAGGGGTGATAGAGCAGTCTTTCAAGATAGGAGGGATGTTCATCCTTCGAGAGTTGGAAAAGTATTTTAATCAAAAGAAGTAAGCGTATGATATTATATGAGAATCAATGTTTTGAGCTTTTAAAAGCTTTGTGTTATAGTGTCCCACAGAATCCAAATGTCGGTAGGTTTGAGATTGCAAACGTGATACTTGACACATTACAAAAAATAAAAGATGCGGATTAACAGCTTTCGGGCACAAATTTAAAGATAATGACAAAGGAAGAAATATTGGAAAAGGCATCTGATTTTGAGGATGAAGATGAGTTTGTGAAGTGTGATAGATTGCCGTTCACTGAAGAATTGTGGCTTTTACATCAGCTAGTGTATATCGGCTTGTCTTGCACCTATACAGGTCGTGGCTATATAATTGAGAAACTTAAAGATTAGTAAAATGGAAGCGAATGATTATTTGAAGGCTATGCAAGCTATGGACGAATTGGATAGACTTGTAACTAGTGTTTATCCGGATAAGTTCAAGTTGGTCTGCAAGAAGCATGGAATAGATGAATGCGAGGCGATGAACATGTATTCGTACTTGCAAAAGATGCAAAAAGGTCAGTCTTGGTTAGTTAGATACAAGCCATTGGAATATCTAGAGCGTGTATTAACACTAGCCAAAGAAGCTTATGTGTCTTACATGAACAACGGCTTGATTCTAAGTATGGTCAATTTTGGTGATAAGTACACAAGAATACTTGTAATCTTTGAGAAAGATGGAGTGAGAAGCCAACAGGAATTTGACCTTAGAGAGCAAAGAACATATGTTGATATAGCGGACTTTATTGGAAATGGTTACTCCATCGTATCTGTTATCCGTCAGTCTGACAATGTTGATAGCGAAAAATTTGTTGGAGAAAAGGATGAGCGAAGTCATAGTATTCCTATTTACGATGGTGATGTAATGCTTTGTTACGTGAATAAACCGGAATTTTGGAGTTCCGATTGGCGTAATAGCGGGCTTTATATTTGTGAGAGCGGCTCATATCATAGATTGCTATACACCCCGAATAAGGGGTACGTAAGACATGGAGAGCCTGATGTAGATGAAGACTTCACACTTGATATTGGGGAAGAATCCTTCAGTAGTTATGTTATGACTTTAACCCAGTCTTGGTATAAGTTGGGTAATGTTCATGCAGGTATAGGCTTTTTGAAGGAGAAAGAATAGAAGAGTTAAAGGAGAGGAATATCATTTCCCCTCCTTTGCCTTAATCTCCAGCTCGATAGGCTTGCCGCAATGGGGGCAGATGATAGCCGGAGATTGCGGAACGGATGGCAGCTCTGGTTGTAGCTCCTTTGGTGTCTCCTTGTAGAATAGCCTCCAAATTGGCACATCTAGGATTTCGGCAATACGTACCAATGTATCAAACGATGGGTTCGCTTTATTATTAATAATGTATGATACCGATGTTTGAGCCATACCAAGAGCCTCTTGTAAGGTCTTTGACATGATGCCTTTTTCTTTCATTACCTCTTTAATATATAGAGGCACGTTACTTTTCTTGTAATTCATATACGATACTATCTAATGTTTTTGAGTGCAAAGATACGCAATTATACGATATAAATGTATTAAAATCTGTAAAAATACGACCATGTATTATAAATAAGCGTTAAATATTAGATTAAATCGTAAGTTTTAGGCAAAAATATTTGGATGATATAAGATAAAAGCGTATCTTTGCAATGTCTTTAAGAGATAAAGGCTTTAAAGTTTAACTATTAATTGCTGCTATGCAGCCGAGTCGGCACTCGTAAAACGGTTTGAGGATATGACAACTTCAATTAAGAACAAGATGAGAAAGGTAATGCAGTTGGCACATAGAGCCTATCAGTTGAAATCAAGTTCAATGTCTTGGGTTGAGTGCTTGAAACAGGCTTGGCAGGTCGTAAAGCTTGAGGCAGCGATGAAGACCAAGGTAGTAGAGTTCTTCTTTATGAAGATGAATGGTGAGGTAAGACAAGCCTTTGGTACTCTCCTTCAGAGCCACATTGACTATACTCCAAATGGTACAGGGCATGCAGCATCAAGAGATTGCATCCGCTATTGGGATGAAGCAAAGGGCGCATGGAGACAATTCAAGGCTTACAACTTCTTGCGAGTTGCATAAAGATATATTCACGTTCTAAGGTGTTTGGCGAGGCTTAATAGGGGGTGTGCCTTTAAACACCCCTTTAGTTTAGGACTTTTAAAGTATTTGAGATATGGAGACAATTGCTAAGTGTTTGAAAGAAGTGTTCTACAAAGGGCATCATATTACCAAGGTGGAGGACGTATTCGGTCAGGTTGCCGTTCGCATTGATAATGTTGTTGAACCAGGCTATGCTAGCATAGCCGATGCAAAACGAGTAATCAATGGTAAAGCCCCTAAATGGTTTACGGATGGTTATATGTGGGACGAAGACAGCAAGAAGGTTGTAAAAGACACTAACGCTTTTCGATGGGAGGAGTAAGAAAATGGATGAGAATTTCTTGAATGTGCTCTATATCGAGCACACAGACAAAATAGGCGTTTTAAAGGACGATAAGGAAGAAAGGGTATCTATTATCCTAGGTACGGATAAAACGCTTGTAGAACGCAAGAGAGAGGGCAAAACGTACCTTCTTGTACCTTTGACAAAGAACCATACCTTTGTCTGCAAGGGTAATAGTATTGATGTGGATGGTGAGCGGTTCGATTCGGACATCTTTTTCCGCAAGGACGCTTGTCAGTGGATTGAGATTAACAAAGAAATGCTATTCAAGGTAGCGTAATGAATAAGGAGGTTTAAGCGATGAAAGTATATGTAGTAATATCTTCATACCAACATGGACTGGGTGAGGCAGTTGAGGTTGACGCAGAAGTTTTCTCTACCATAGATAAGGCAAGAAAAGCGATAAGACACAAAGGGAAGAACACTTTGGAAAATTACAAGCGAGTTTTGAATTGCGATGATTATCAATACAATATCTCAGGTTCTTTCTTCCATATCTCAGACAGCGAAGGAGAAACGTGGGATAATTTCGATATTGTAGAGCAAGAATTAAAGTAATATAGTTATGAAGATTAATGAAATCAAAAATATCTTAGATTATGCAAAGGAGTGCGGTTGCATTGCAGGAATTTCACTCTCTAATGGGCAGTTAACTCATGCAAACTTTAGCAAATCAAAGTTATTTGATTTTACTGCCGATGTTCTTTATAACAAAAAAAAGCATTTGATAACTATACTTGGTGAGAACGGAAACAGAGATTACATTGATAGTGACTCTATCATACGTATCTTTATTAGAGAAGGTGTTTAACAATTAATTATAGGAGAATATGGATGCAGGTCATGTGAATGTGATATTAGGCGAAGCCGAGGACAAAGGTCTTAGAGGAAGTATCAACTTGGTAGGTGGAGCAAAAATAAGTTTCGACTTCAATAGTGTTGGTGGTGAAACCTCTTTCAATTGCAATACAAAGAACAGAACACTTATGATTGGAAGTGGAAGTACAGTAGTGTTTACACGTAAATATATTGATTGTAGCTCTATCCGGTATATTGAAGTGTTTGAACGTACAAACTAATTATAGGAGACAAGAATATGAATGTACTAGACTATTATGAGGTTGTCACCTCAAAGATTTTCAAGTTGGAAAGCATGAACGAGGGGCTTGTATTGATAGCACCGGAGCAGAAGGTGGATGGAGTCCGTTCCTTGATGGTGGGATTATATGTGCCAGAGCATGAACGATACAAGATGTACACTTTCCGTTCATCTATGAACGAGGGCGAACTTGGCGACAAGTACAAGGCGATGGTCGCCACGATGGATGTGCTAAAACCGGATTGGGACAGAATCAGAAAGAAAAGACGGAAGAGGTTCTAACCTCTTACCGTCTGTAGGATGCAAGCTATTTCAAGATTATTTTTAGAAAACATGAAAATAAATTAGAGTTTCCTTGTATTTCTCGAAGGTTTTTGTTACCTTTGCGGATGCAAATAATAAAACAATGAGCTTATGAAAGTATTATCAATTCGTCAGCCGTATGCTTGGTTAATCGCTATCGGCTGCAAGACCATTGAGAACAGAACATGGAATAGAAAGTTCCGTGGTCGTTTCCTTATTCATGCTAGCCAAGCCAAACCCGAAAAACTTGACGGATGGCAGGAGAGCGCAATGAAGAAATATTGCCAAGAGCATGGTATTGTTATTCCAGACTTCAAAGACTTGCCAACGTCAGCCATTATCGGCAGCGTAGAGTTGGATGATATTCAATTCCATGAGGCTTATCCGGATGCATTTGCTGAAGATTTCCAATATCATTGGTTCTTGAAGAATGCTAAATTGTTCGATAAGCCGATTAGAAACGTCAAAGGCAAGTTATTCCTCTGGGATTATGAGTATAATGAAGCCGAAATGTAAAATAACAATACTTTTGTAATAAAAATACAAGTCATTGAAAATTAGCGCAAAAGTGTTTGTTCTCCGATGGGTTAGATAAGAAGTAAATGTAAAAATAAAGAAAGCCTCAACCTCTAACGAGATTGGGGCTTTTACAGTTGTCCTAGTGTGTCTCACCATTATTATTTCGTTCAATCAAAGGTAAGATACCTTTCTCCTTTAGGAACTCATAGAGAAAGAAACGCCCTTTTTGAGTCCATTTCGTGTTGTATTTGATGGTTTGTTTTCCATCATTGTGCGTAATGGTCACTGGCTCGCTATTCACATATCCCTTATCCAAATATTGGCGGTACAAGACCCATTGGTCAGAAACCTTGTGCTGGATACCATGCTCATGCAACAATTTGTTGAATGCTTGCGGACTCATTCCGTAATCCTGCGCCATTGATGTAATCACGCTTGTGCTCTTGTTCTTCATCATCACATCGAAGTAAGTAGTCTTAGGCTTCATTGTTGTAATCTGTGCGCTCAGTCCGACAATCTCCTGCGATGCCTTGGCAAGTTCCTCTCTCTGTTGCTTGTTCTCCAAGGTCAGCACTTGGTTCTTCTCGAACTGGTCAGCCCAAGCTCTTGCTGCTATAGCCGGATTGGTGAAATCGGGCAAAGATGGAACACTCTGCATTCTTACCTTTTTCTCAACCTCAATGAAGTACTTGCGAATCATCCTACCTTTCTCATTGTTCTCAATCATACACAACTCCTTCGCCATGTCTAAAGATAGGGCGTACTCCTTGCTTGGTCTGCCACCTTTTGAGTTTTTAAGATTTTCCTTAAAAACCTCATAGTCTTGATTTTCAACGAATCCGTACTTTTCAATACGCTCTTGAATCCAATTCGCAAATTGATACTTGCTACCCAACTTTTGGTGCAGCTCTCTTGCATTGATGGCTTGCTTACCATCACGTTCTTCTACCTTGATGAGTTCAAAGCCTTCAACCTTGATTTTCTCACTTTGATTTACGAATGCTCCCAGCATGGGTGCATCATTCAAATTCTTTTCTAAAAAATCTTTCATATTAAACAATTTAAATATTATAAGTATGGTTTCTTGCAAATAGGAAAGCCCCGTCCACCATGTTGTGAGAGAGGATGGACAGGGCTTGTTTCGCCTACCCACAAATGTAACGGAATGGGCTTGACGAAATATGACTCCACGCTTGGAGCTTATAACCATTTGTTTAATATGTCTTCTTTATTCGTCAGTCGTGTCCGTTACTTCACAACCATTATTACTTTCGGCTGCAAAGTTAATGCTATTTTCTTTAACTTGCAAACACTTTAGTGTTTTGTTTAAAACATTAACGTTTGTTTTACTTTGGAGGACTTCTGTCCTCGCCAGCACGACCAACTATTTCGGCACGATGCTGCACATTACTTCTTCTTTCCATTGCTCACGGAATTTAATTGTTAAACATCAAAGATAATGTGCAGTTGTTTCGGTGTGCCTCACCATATATGTTACGCTACCATTGATAGCATTTCTTTTGATTGCATCTGAATCCATTGACAAGCATCCTTGCGGAAAAAGATGTCAGAATCGAGCTGCTTGCCATCCACAATGATGTAATTACCCTTATACTCAAATTTGTGGTTTCGGGTCAATGGGACTAGCAGATAGACCGCCATGTCCTTTTTATCCAACACCAGTGTAAGGTCAGTACCCAATATATGTGAAATAGTGTTGTCTTTGTCGTCACACAATACACCAATCTTCTCATCGTAGCTCACGTAGAGAGCATCCATTAAATTCTTATCCATATCTCTTAAATGTTTAATATTCAAAGTCCGGTGCAGTTTAGCGTGTGCCTCACGAAATCTATTACAAGTCACACTCGTATGAGTATTGCTTTTTCAGCTTGTTCAATGCATTCTCGGTAACGTAGTAGATGTTATCGAAATATTCGCTTTTCTTGATGCTTCGGCTTTCCTTCAGCTCTACCTTGTGATTGAATGTCACTTCGTAGCGGTTTGCGATGCTTGTAATCAAGAAATCGACCTCACGCTTATGTCTGTCCAGCTCGGTCTCTTTATACTCACCACGCTTGATAAATGCGTTCTTGTTCGTCTCTTCGATGGTTGCAACCATGTTGCCTTGCATCACGATAATCTTTGCGCCCATATCTAGTTTCTTTTTAAATCGTTAGAAATCTGTTATGCAACTCTCATAAGATTTGCCTTCTTGAAGCAACGCCATTCTTCTTTCTCGGTATCGAAGTACACTTGGCAAGTGTCATTCATCTTGCGACCTGCACCCTGTGTAGCTGGGATAACCTTCTCGCTCAATGTGCCGAATGCCTCACGCAAGCTGCCATCAACCTTCTGGAAGTAGAATTTCACGATGCGCTTCTTCATCTGACCCTTCAGCTTGATGTTCATCCAAGCGACCTTTAAAGCCTCGCTCATTGTGTAGCCATTCTTCTTGATGAACTGCCAAGCAAGCTTCATTACCTCACTCAATGTATTTCTTAATGTAATAGCCATAATCACTATACCGTTTTACGAGTGCCGACTCGGAGGTGCAACCTCAGCTAAATTAATAATATTATTGTGACCTTTGTTTCTTAATCACGATGCAAAGGTACGGCTTTTTCCGTACACTACCAAATATTTTGTGCGGTTTTTTCCGTATTTTAACGTATTTTAGTACGGAAAATGCCGTACATATAGAAAATTTGCATAACTTTGCAATCGAAATAAGTATAATACATTATTATATAGATTATGAGGATAAAAGAACTTATAAAAAGCAAAGGCTATAACCAAGAAGAATTTGCTAAATTAATAGGTGTTACTCGTAGTACGTTATTAGGGCAAATAGAAAGACCATCATACACAACGATGGAAAAAATCGCCAATGCCCTCAACGTACCGATTTGGCAACTCTTCGTATCAGAAGAGGATATTGTTGAAAGATGCAGCAAGCCTACTTATGACGATAAATCGGATTTCCTTGCCATCTTCAAACAAGGTAGTAATTTGTATTCCGCATCATCCATAGCTGGAGCTAGGGATGTGTTGGACAAGCTGGAAAGTGTTAAGTAACGTGGGGTGTTCCCGCAAAGTTCAATAATTAAAAGTATGGGATTATGAAGAAGGTCTTATATTTTATTTCTTTTGTTGTACTCATGTTCACTAGTTGTACATCAAAGGAAAACAAAGCTGATACCCTTATCAAGGCAAGAGGGTTTGAGTGCGCCAATGTAGAGAAGTTAGAGGAATTTCAATGCAATCCTGCTTCTGCCGAAATGGTTATGGTTGCTTATAATAGTTTGTGGCGCAACGACTCGCTGTCTAGGAATATGTATTTGTCTAGTAGTAATATCAATTATGTTTGTAATGAGATACAAAGACAAGAGCAAAATGCAAAAAATCTGTTGGAAAAAGCTGATGAGATTGGCATGATTAATAATCATACAGAATTATGTGGTTATTATGTTGTTATCTCTCCCGATAAGATTAATGGTGCATATATAGACAAAAATAGAAAATGTACAAGATACGAAGTATTCTTCGATAAAGATGTCGAGCGTATCATAGGAATACATCCAATTCGTAAATAAACGAATTAACAGGTTTAGTGTTGTAAAGTTAGTATATTGACAATTTAAATAAATGGGATTATGAAGAAGATTGCTTACATAGCCATTATTGTAGTAATTGTTGTCGTTTGTGGTTACGCAATAAAGGTTGCCTCTGAAAGAGACAAGATGATAGCTGAAGAGTGGAAACAACATGAAATACGAGCTATATCCAAGGATTCCTGTATGCCAAAACGTGACTTGGTTTTAAAAAAATATTTTGGTAAAAACTACAAGGTGATTGATAGTCAGTTTTATAACAATAAGGGTTATAATGACCAGAATGGTAGCTTTAGTGACAAAGGAACTGTAGAGGGTGTTGCGGAAGGGAAAAATGGAAAATTTGCGTATGATATGGAAGTCTCAATTCCTTATAGGAATCCTAAAGATTGGAATTTAGTATCGTTGATAGTGAAAGACTTGAAATCATGCCATTATGTTTATATTGTGAGAGACGGGAAGCAGGAAGACCCAAAAGAATACGAAAAAGCAAATGCTATCAGTTCTTCTAGTGAGACCGATGTATATGTTTCGGATGAAGACCTGTATTCAATAGAGGATGCTCTTCAAAAAGAGTGGAATGTTAGCAATGCTTCAAGTTCCGTAGGTGCGGAAAGCTCCAATGTGTTCAAGGTTAAGAAAGAAAGCATTAGTGGACGTGAGGTTACTGTTTCTTATTCTTTGCGCTCTACCTATGGTGGTCAGAAGAAATTCGTTGATTTGCATGGTGTTGTTAAGAAGAATAGTGATGGCTCTTGGAGTGTTGTGAACTTAGGATATTAACAGTTTTAGTTTAGAAATGGTTTGTTTGGTACATAGCAAGAGCTATAATATAATAATGTGTAATTTCAAAAATAAGTTTCTAAAAGAAAATAAAGTTTAAAAGAACAAAGAAATGCACTAAATAATTTGCGTGTTTCAGAAATTATGCTTACCTTTGCAAACGAAATCAGAAATGGTTTAGCCGTGAAGTCGTGAGCATGGTTACTGGGATAAGAAGAAATTTAGAAGTCTTCGGACTTTTCTATACTTTTAGCCTCGTTCGCTACTCACGACAATAAGCGGACGGGGCTTTTGTTTTGCCCCAAAGGTAAGAGGCATACCTGTAAAACTGCCGTGTTTAATTAATAATTATGTAGAGTAATGAAGACGATTTCATTGAAATTGGTAGGCACTAAGCCTTTGATGGTTCACAATCCAAGAGTAGTTGACCCATTTGACAAGTACAAGAAACTTTTGCAGCCATTGACTAGCAAGCGAACAAAGACAGATGATGATTTGTTGGAGATTTGCCGATTGCAATTCCTTGCATCCTTGTACTATCGCAATGGCGAGTATGTGTTACCACAGTCGCACGTAGAGGGTAGTTTTCAAGCTGCTGCCAAAGAACGTAAGCTTGGCAAGAAGTTCGAGCGTTCATTCGGCCTTTATGGTGATGGTGTATTGCAATTCAAGGACAACGATAAGACACCGGAAGAACTTTTTGAGGTTGGGCGCACAAAGGAGGGCTATTTTGACCCATCAACTTCCTATGTTGACACAAGAGCGTGCGGTATCAAAGGTTCGGTTAAAGTCCCTGCAACAAGAGCGATATTCCCAGAATGGTCAACGGAAGTTACTTGCTGGTTCGATGAGACGCAGCTGAACGAGGAGGAAGTATTACAGGTGGCTGAGATTGCAGGTCTTCGCTATCATGTTGGTACTTACAGAAAGCTTTACGGAGCGTTTAAAGTAGAAAAGAAATAATTCATTCAATAATAAGGTATGGTGCGGAGAGGTTTGGTAGGGTTTAGTGAAGTGTGGTAGGGTGCGGTAATGTTTAGTGAGGTAGAGAAGAACACAATGAAGGTCGTAGGCGAGGTTCGACTCCTCGCCATTGTGCTATAAAAATATTTAGTGCGGTTATGTGAGGTGCGGTTATGTGGAGTATTGCAAGGTCTGGTGAGGTGAGGTACGGTAAAGTATGGTAAGGTTCGGTGAGGTTTAGTAGAGAAGAACTCCTTACATGGTGGTTATCTAAGGTTCGATTCCTTGGTAGGGAGCAACATTAAAAGAATGAGGATATGAAAGAAGACACGAAAAATGGTTTTGAAGGTTTGGAGGAAGAAATTCTTTCTACATTTAAAGATGGTCAATTGATTTCGCATGAATGGATGAAGTCTAAGTTTGGCATTATCCCTTTATGTTGGGATGACTACAAGGATGTCCAGAAGTTATTCCAAGCGAAGGACAAGCAACAGTTTGATTATATGACCTTGGTAGATAAATTGCGTTGGGATATGTTGAAGCGAAAGAAATGCTATCTTAAAAATATCTATGGTGATGGCTATGTGATTGTTCCAAAGGAAGAACAGGCTGAATATGGATTCACCCAAACAATGAAGGAAATCAAGGAGTCCTTGCGCAAAGGTGCTTTGATAATTGGAAATGTGAGACCTTTGCCAATGTTTGCCGTATCATCCTATAATGATATTAAAAGCCGTTTCAGTACAATAAAAAGCGTGTTGTCTGCGTTAAAGCTATAGAGCCGCAACCTTTTAAGCGTGTGGCTTCAATTGTTATATAGAACTCAGAGTCTTCTGCATGTGAATGTAGAAGACTTTTTGTTAATTGAGGTTAATATAACAAAAAAGTTATCCTTTTATTTGTATATATAACAAAAAAGTTATATCTTTGCATTGTCTTAAGGACAAAAGAGGTCTTTTACTTATTTATTAATTTCTTCTATATATGATGAAGACTAGTCAATTATTGAGAAAGCTGACCCAAGCAGGTTGCTATGTGGTTCGGCATGGTGGTAATCACGACATTTGGTTTAGTCCAACAACGAAACTTAAATGTCCAGTGCCACGGCACGGCAGTCGTGAAGTTTCTCGAAAGACTTACGACAGTATTCTTGAAAGATTGCTTGGGCTTTAAGCCCAGCAATTTTTTCGCTTATATAGCAAGACGTTGATATGGGTTTAAGACCTCTTTTTAAAGTTTAGAATCGGGATTATGGCAACAAAGGTAATTATACAAGTAGAAAAGTGTAAAGAAGAAAAGAATTTTTCTTGCTATATGGTGGATAAATTTCCAGACTTCCATTTAGTCGGATTTGGCAACTCTGCAAAACAAGCGATGGATGATATTTTTGTAGCAAAGGAAGAGATTAAAGAGCTTCTTGAAGAAGAGGGAAAGCAAATGCCTGAATTGGTGTTTGAGTTCCGGTATGATATAGGTTCTTTCTTCGATTATTTTTCATATCTGAATATAAATGGTGTCGCAAAGAAAGCTGGCATTAATGCTTCTCTGATGCGTCAGTATGCAATGGGAATCCATGAGCCTAGCAAAAAACGTAAGCAGCAAATTCTTGATTGCTTACATGGAATTTCAAAAGAATTACAGGCTGTCGTGATTTGACGGTCTTTATATATAGAAGAAAAATAAGTAAACAACCGAGCCTTCTGCATGTGAATGTGGAAGGCTTTTTTTGTATCTATACCTTTATCTTTGCACTTAAATCTTTAGTGAAATAGCACATATTAATCCTTTCGTTATTCCTTTGATTATTAGCTAATTTTGCCAAGAAAAACGTATAAGGATGGCACAGCTAGAATTTAATATCAAAGCGAATTTCGAGGAGGTTACGAAACTTCGTTCCGAGTGTGAAAAGTTGAGGGCTGAGTTGTTGAAGACCAATAAGTCAACCGACCCAGCTATTGTTGCGGATTTGACGGAAAAATATGCAGATGCAAGCAATCGCTTAAAGGATTTAACGCAAGCAGCTTCCAGAGCCGCTTACGTGATGTCTTCTGAGTTTAATAAGAAGATGCAAGCAGCCGCAAGGGAAGTTTATAGCTATGAACTTCAAATGCAAGCTACCAAAGACCGAATAGAGAAAATCCAACAACAAATCACGAACAAGAGATTAACTCTTGGAGTTACAACGGATAAGTCATCCATAGAGTCTTTGCAGAAGAATATTGACTATTTGAAAGGTTCTTTGGCAGGTCAAACTGCTCAGTTGAAGAACTTAGAAGGGGGTGCTGTCGGTGCTCGTCAGACCTTGGAGAACATGCGGAATGAGTATGTTTTGTATGCAGGTTCAGCAAATCCGGCAAAAGAGGCAACAAATATGTTGACCGATAGCATGAGCCAAATGATAGAACGCATGAAGTCTGCTCCTACTGCCGGAGAGGGTATGTCTAGCTTGTTTCAAAGGGTAACTGGTGATGCTCACATGCTTTCGGCAACATTACTTGGTGGCTTAGGATTTGAACAACTGGCAGGTAGTATCTTTAATACTCGTTCCCAATTCCAGCAACTTGAAATATCTTTCAATACCATGCTTGGTAGTGCTGATAAGTCTAAGCAATTGATGGACGAACTTATCCAAACGGCAGCTCATACACCTTTCGATATGTCCAGCATTACGGGTGGCGCAAAACAACTTTTGGCATACGGAACGGAAGCGAAAGATGTTAACAAAACCCTTGTCCAGCTTGGTGACATTGCTTCGGGCTTGAACATTCCGCTTGGAGACCTTGTTTATCTTTATGGAACGACCGTTTCGCAAGGAAGAATGTTCACAATGGATTTGCGTCAGTTCATGGGTAGAGGTGTCCCATTAGCAGAAGAATTGGGTAAAATCTTACACCAAAACACAACGGAGGTTCAAGAGTCTGTTTCCAAGGGTAAAGTGACATCAGACATCTTCAAGGAAGCTATCGCCAACATGACGCAAGCAGGTGGACGCTTCGGAGGCTTGATGGAGCAACAATCAAAGACATTGGAGGGTCAGTGGAGTAACATTGGCGATTCCATCCAGCAAGCGTTCAACGAAATCGGCAAAAAATCCGAGGGCGTGTTCTCTAGTGGATTGTCAATTATTTCTGCTATGGTAGAGAATTGGCAAGAGGTAATAAAAGTTATTGGTGTAGCTACAATAGCTGTTGGTTCTTATCGTGCATCGTTAATGGCGGCTGCTTCTATTCGCAAAGCTGAGGAAGCGCAACAAGCCGATGATATGATGAAGGGAATTGATGCAGAAATCAAGCGTTTGCAAGACCTAGAGAACTCAAACTACAAGTCGCTGGGTAAGGACAAAAAGCAAGAGCGAGTAAGCAAACAACAAGACTTGGCAAGTATTGTTGGAGATACTGCTGTGTCCGATGACTTTGTAAAGGCAAGGTTAGATGCAGCCGAGCAAGAGGGCGTTATTTCGGCACAAATGCGTTCCCAACTAGAGACGAAACGTGAACTTTTACAGGCTCAGCAACAAGCAACAGCACAAAGCCAGATAGAACTTGATGAAGAAAAAAGAAAGACCGAGGAACTTCGTCAACAAAAAATAGAGTCTCTTAAAGATGATTTGAAGACTACTACGGAGAAAATATCAAATCTTGATGATAGGGATGTAGAGTTGGCTAGACAATATACATCAGCTTTGAATGATTTACAAGATGCCCAAGATGCCTTTGCTGAGGCTCAAAAATTGGTTGAGGAAACTGCTGGTGGCGCAAACTTGGCTTTTGATGCAGAGGGTAATGCCGTGAATGCGCTAGAAGCAAAAGAACGTTTGGAAACGGCAACAAAACAAGTGAATGCTGCTCAAACAAAGATTTCGACCATTGAAAGCGAACGTAAGACGATTGCTCAAACAAAGGAGAATTTAAGTAAGCAACAGGCTACGATACAAAATAATATTAACACTGTTTCTCAAGCTTCCAATACCACTGCAAAGAAAGCTGGGATATTGGCGACAACAACAGCCACTATCAAAAATGCGCTTTATGCAGCAGGTACAAAATATACGACTACGGTAGTTAATCTTTTTTCTAGTGCGGTAAGAAGTAGTGGAAATGCCTTGAAGAGTTTATGGGCGGCAATGGCTGCTAATCCGATAGGTGCATTGATAACACTGGGAACAACTTTGTATTCCGTATTTTCTATGTTTGGAGACGAGACTGAAGAAATATCGGCTGATACTTCTCATTTTGGCGAAACGGCTAGTCTAACTACCAATAAGGTAGAAGCCTTGTTAAATGTAATGAAGAATACTGATAGTAGTACCGATGCACATAAAAAAGCAAAGGAAGAGCTTATTGGTGTTTATGAGCAATATGGTGTTAAATGTGATGGTGAAAAGGAAAATTTAGAAACTTTAAAAAACAAGCACGATGAATTTACTGCATCATTACAATTGGAAAATGATGAGAGAGAGAGGGCAAATGCCTTGATGTCGATAGCTTCCAAATATGAAGAGGCACGCAAATCTTTAGACGATAAGTTTGCGGATGATTTAGGTGGAAGTTGGTTGGATTTTGGACAACATATCAAGAAGGAAGATATATCTGCCGTTCAAATGATGTTTAAACAGATTGTACCCGATAGTACGATAGAAAAGATTGGCTCATTAAAGAAAAGTATGGATGATGCCACAAAGGGAACTTTAGAATATGCAAAGGCGGCACAAGACTATGATACCGCTCTTCGCTCGATGTTAGTACCATTTGAAGAATGGGGTAAAAAAATGGGATACAATAGTTTTCAGTTAGCAAGTTTGAAGAGTTCTATTTTGCGTCATGTTGATTCTGTAAATTCGTTGAAAGATAGTTATAAGAGAGCCGAAGAAGCGGTAAACAATGTAATCTTAAAAGGAGTTGATTGGAGTAATACACAAGCTCGAAATAATTGGGTAAATAAGCGGAATAAGATGTCCATAGACGAATTAACTTCTTCAACGGAACAACTTATTAGTGTTTGGAGTCGAACTTATGGATTGAATTTACTAATTAACGTTGATGATAGTAAAATTCCATCTTGGATGAAGTCAATGACAGATTCACAGTTGAAAGACTTATTGAATAGAAGATTACGAGACACCAAAACACAAGGTGATTATAAGAAAACGCATCATGGACGTAATTTAATTCTTAAAACAAATGGTGTATTTAGAAATCAACAACAAAGTTTCAATGATGCACAATTAGCAAAATGGGAACTAGACAAAAGAAATGCAAATAAGAATGGTAGAACAATATCAAACACAACCAAGACTACACCAAAGAAAACAGGTACAACGGATGACCCACAAGCAAGAGCGTATGAACGCAAGAAGGCTGAGGAGGACTATTCCAAGTCTATTTCATCCTATTCGGAGAAAGCTATCCAAGACATGACCAAGAACCGCATCAATGCGATGAATGAGGGTTATAGCAAGGAATTGGCTCAGATAACGGAGAATGCCGACAAGGAGAGAAAGGCGGTAGAAGATGGTATAGACAAATTGGTTGAGGCTAGGAAAAAACGTGACCAAGCTGTTTGGGTTAATTCTGGCAAGGGTCGTAAGGCTAATATGTGGAAACAGAGCAAAACCGATGAAGAGTATAAGAATGAGGTTTTGAATGAAACCATGAAGGATAGCAAGGGTAATCCGGTTAAGGTTAATGGCATGGAGATGACCATAGGCATGAGCGTTGCTAATCAGATGAATGCAATTCGGGATAAGGCGGTAAAGCAGAATGAGGATGTGCTTGCTAAAGAAGCGCAAAGCATGTACGATTATCTGAAGACTTATGGTACATTCCAGGAGCAGAAGTTAGCTATTGCTGCCGATTATGCTAAGAGGATTAGCGAGGTTGAAAACTCTACGGATTCGGACTCAAGCAAGCAATGGAAGATAAAGTCTTTGAAAGAAGAGCAGAAGAAAGAGACGGATTCGGTAGAGGCTAGTGCTATTATGCAGAAAATAGACTGGTATCAAGTCTTCGGAAATGTTGGTGGCATTATGAAGGATGCGCTTGTTCCTTTATTAGCAGATCTGGATAAGTTCGTAGGTACGGATAAGTTCCAAAATTTGGGTGCAGACCAGCAGAAGAGTATCGTTGATGCTATGCAGAATATCCGTAATTCGATTGGTAATACAAGTGATTTGGGTTGGAAAGACCTTGCAAGGGACGTTGTAGCTTATCAGGAGGCTCTGAAGAATGCGAAAATTGCACAAGAGGAATATACGGAAACGGAAACCGAGCTTATACCTCGAATTAAGGATTTGCAAAATCAGATAGCGAATGCGAAAAAATCGGGCAATGTCGCAGAGCAAGCTAGATTGCAAAATGATTTGAATAAAGTTCAAGGTCAGTTAGCGGAGTCCGGCAAGAAGATAGTTACGGCTAACACAAAGGTTCGTTCAAGTGGTCAGAAGTTGGCACAAACCACACAGAATGTAACGCAACCGATTTCTGCTATCCATGAGTTCCTTTCTACTTCTGGACTATCCGATTTGGCATCTCTTTGGGATAGTTTTGACCAACTTAAAGGTGGAATTGACGGATTGAAAGCTTTAAAGGAGGCTAAAAATGCGGCTGACGGACTGAAGGATATGGGTAAGGAAGCCGCAGACGCAGCCGCAGCCGCTGGCAAAAAAGCTGGTGATGCACTAAGTGAAGGATTGTCAAAAGCTGGACTAATAGGTCAAATCGTATCTGCCATCTTGAAGATACTTGATGTTTTGAAAGATGGTATTGGAACATTGATTAGTAGCTTGATTGATACAGTTCTGAATGCGGTCAACGGCATATTAAAGAATATTCTAAGTGGCGATTTTATAACTCAGATTGGAGGGTCTTTGGTAAGCGGCATTGGTAATATTCTCAATACAATATCGTTTGGTGGATTCAATAGTTTGTTTGGAGTAGGTGGAAACGCAAAAGAAGTAAACCGGACTATAGACAAATTGACGGCTAGGAATGAAATCTTGACGGATGCAATAGACAGATTACGTGACTCTATAGACAAGACTAGTGGTATCAAAGCCGTAGAAGACTCAGAAAAAGCTGAAAAACTTCAAAAGGAAAAAGAGCAAAACCTAAAGGCCATCATGGTGGCGCAAATGGGTTATCATGGCTCTCATGGAAGTTTTAACCGTTATTTCCGAGGATTTTCGCAAGAGCAAATCAATAAGGTGTCTGAAGCGATAGGTAGACAATGGAATGGAAACCTAAGCGACATACGGTCTGCTGATGAAGCTAATGCGTTGTTGCAAAATCCTGATATTGTTAACAAGATTCAGAACACTGGTAAGGGAAATTATGGAGGAAGAGTCCTCGAAAAGTTGAAAGATTATGCGGCTGAGGCAGGAACATTAGAGGATATTGCTGATGACCTAGCAGAAAGCTTGACGCAAATATCTTTTGATAGTTTGAAGAGCGAGTTCATAGATACTTTGATGGATATGAATTCCTCTGCTCAGGACTTCTCTGATAATTTCTCCAAGATGCTTATGCAAGCCGTTCTGAAAGCTAAGGTAGATGATTTGTTGGGTAATGATATGCAAGCATTCTATGATGAGTGGACGGAGCGAGCTAAGGCAAATGGTGGTAAATTGTCTCAGACGGATATTAATGAATTGAAGGGAAGGTACGATGAAATGGTTCAAGAAGGACTGAAGATTAGAGATGAAGTAGCCGAAATCACGGGTTACAAGCAGTCTTATGAGCAGTCTGCGTCTTCCGGTTCTTTTGAATCAATGAGCCAAGATACAGGCGATGAGTTGAATGGTCGTTTTACAGCGGTACAGATTGCCACAGAAGGAACGTATGAGGAAACAAAGCTCATAAATACCAAGTTGGATGCTATTGCGGCTCGTGAAGGTGGCGCAGAGGGTAGCTTACTAACTGCTAGCGTGAATACTATAATGGGTAATGTAGGTAACATTTGGTTAGCTGTTGATGAGGGTAGGACTATCCTTGCACAAAGCTTAATGTACTTGCAGTCGATTGATGAGCGACAAGAGCGTTGGCATAAGCCTATGTTGCAAGCATTCAATGATATACACGAATTGAAAGATAAGATGAGTAGATTGTAAACTTAATTTGTGCCATGTTAAAGTAAGAGGGGAATGCGTGATGCACTCTCCTCTTTTTGGGGGTGAAAGTTTTTGTTTTTCACAATATAGATAAGTGTTGTTAAACTGAGTGTTAATTTTTGGTAGAGTGGAAAATAATAGTTATCTTTGTGGTCGAATTTCAAAACTTATAAGGACATGAAGATATTAGAACCGAGATATGAAATCCTATCCCAAGGTGAGGGCATGGATGGAGTTTATAAACAGATAGAGTTGTGCGGTCGTACATGTTATGCGTCAAGTATGAAGATTGATAAAGAAAGCGCAAAGCCTTTCGTTGAGCGTATGGTAAGCAGTAATCATCTTGCCATGTGTGAGCATGGAACGATTTACCTCCATGTTGCCTATGAAGAAGGATTTTTTGTACCGGAGTCTTTATTGGTCAAGCACTATCGTGAGAACAAATATTCAAAGGTGATGAAGATTGGCAGTGACTACTATATCACAACCAACTACAGAGTGATAGTTGAAAATAACTGGTTTGAGGATTTGGACTATATTTGCGAGCCTACGGAATGGCATGAGAAGCGAATAACAGTCCGTTTTACTACTCAGATTGCGGTAAGTAGAGAGGCTAACAGACATCGTGTAGATTCCGTAGCGGAACAAAGCACCCGATATTGCAACTATAGTAAAGATAAGTTCGGAGGCGAGATTGCTATCAACAAGCCAAAGTGGGTTAGCGAAAATGATGCGGTTAATCCATTGTCTTTTGATGGTGGAACATTTGTTGACCTATCAAAGAACATCGGTAGTTATGAACATTGGAGTCCGGTAGAAAAATGGTGGTTTGCAAATAGAGTATGCGAAATGATGTATTTGTCTTTGGTCAAGGATGATGGTCTTAAGCCACAGGATGCGAGAACAATACTTCCTCTTGATACCAACACGGAGTTGATTCATACCGCATTTGTGAGCGATTGGAAGCATTTCTTCGAGCTGAGAAGCCTTGGTACGACCGGAAAGCCTCATCCAGATATTGAGGTTTTGGCAACACCATTGATGAATGAGTTCAAGGAACGAGGTTTGATTTAAACGTTTATGAAGAAGAAAGCCAAGCAAATAGCCAAGGTGATGAGCAATGATTCTTTGGAGGTTGTTGCTCATATGATTGCTGATGAGGCAAAAGGTGTGCGCTACGAGGTGTATGCCGATGGTTCTAGTAAGAAAGAAAAGTGTGGTTGTGGCTGGCTTGTGCTTCATAAGGGAGTTATTATCAAAAGTGGGAAATATACTTTTATCACAGCTAAAGTGAACGATTCGGTGAGAGCCGAAATAAGGGCGGTTATTCATGCATTGGGTGATTGCCCTCTTTCATGTTCTGTTGATGTATATGTGGATTGCCAAGTAGCTATAGAGAGAATACAGGCATGCAAGTTAGGAGATTTGCAACCTATATATAATAAGGTAGCGAAAGACAAGACGATAAGATACCATTGGGTAAAGGCTCATAGAGGTAATATGTATAACGAAATGGTGGATTCTTTGGCTTTTTCTGCTACAGAAAGTTAATTTTGTATCTAAGCGTATAATAAGCGTTAAAAGATAAAAGAAATACATTAAATAATTTGCACATTTCAAATATTCTTTGTATCTTTGCATTGTAATTAAGAAACAAGGTTACTAATTTTAAAAAGGTGAGACACACCTTAAAAACTGTGATTCGTTATGAATACTAGATTGAGTAAGAAAGAAACAATGGTTTATGGCAATATCGAAGTGATGGCTGATGTAATTGGGGGTAACAAGTACTTTACATTTGCTGAGTTGTATGATTTCGATTTGGATAATACCAAGGATGAGTTGAAAGAAATCTTAAACTCTTTGACAGAGAAAGGCTACTTGAAGAGTTTTCACGATTTCTACGAAACTTATCGAGTTTTAAAGTAAGAACAATAAAGGGGATATAAATCCCCTTACAATATAAATTAGAGCGTGAGACACACGTAAAACTGTATTGAAACAATGAAAAAGGTATTCACAATTGAGAATGCATTAGCATTTTTGTTTGCTCTTGAAATAGTATCATTAATATTTTTTCTAGGATAGGGCTTATGCAGATTAAGTTTGGTAAGATAAAGTTTACTGCGGCTAAGTCCGAAAAAGGATGCCGCTTTGATGCTTGCTACAAAGGGGAGCATGTGGCTTTTGAGAGTGAAGACATGTCTTTGTATGATGATGTTTTTTCTGATAATAACAGAAGAGCAAAGGCTGCAAAGAGGGTGGTTTACGAGAACATTAAACACAAGTATTATGAGACCCATAGAGATTAGCGATTTCAAAGCTGCCGATGAATTTGTAGTTGAGGCAATGATGCAAGATGGCAAATTCAAGGTTATCGGCAAGGTTATTATTGATAATAATCTTCTGAATGATGATGATTTGGAAACCATCTGGGATTATGCCAACTGGGAGACGAATGGCTATGAAAAGATGGTTGTCTCTAATGGAGTGTACAAAGGCTTAAATGCATTTAGTGATGGTCGAATGTTCTATGTAATTACGGATGATGAGGTCGGAGTGGTAAACGACAATATCATGATACGTAAGCATTACGATGTCAACAATGGCTATTATATAAAGTCATCAAGGTTACACAAGGAGCAATCCAAGGATTTGTGGTGCTTTGGTAGTTGCGAGACCATAACTAACGAATATAAGTCAAACCCTTTTATATGTGGTAAGTGATGGCAAAAAAGATTAATCATATTAAACCTTCCTTCATTGAAGGCGGTGAAGTCTGGCATGATATTGATAAGTTCCCGATGCTAGACCATACAATTCTAGTAGAGTTGCTGGAAAAAGGCTCTGACGTATTGATTTACCAGACGCAAAATGTATGTATTGAGCGTGTGGATAGGTTCATACCTACGAAGTCTTTTGTTCCGAAGCGTTGGGCGTATGCGATAGACTTAGCTCAATGCAAGCAACTTGAAGGATGAAAACAAAATACAAAACTAAGAATAAGCATATGGAAGAATCAAGAGGTGTTTACACATTACCAGTCTTGTATAATGAGCAAAGTGGTACAAACGAAGGTGTATGTGTAAGAAAAGAACTTGGAGTAGTTGTTGCAATCGACAATGAAGATGAGTTTAAAGGTGTTTTTTCAAAGGATGGTGAGGTTGATGTATTCAAGCAGTTACTATCACAAGAAGTGTATCGTTACTATACAGAGCACAACGCATTCCCTACTGGGCCTTTGGTTTCTTACAAGATGGATGGCGACATCATCTTTGATTACGTTGAAGTAACTATTGGAAAAATGTATGGCGGTTATGTTTATGTTGTTCATTACAACTTTGCAAGCACCGCATCATGATAAACAAGATTGATTATGACAGTAGTAAGAGATAGAATTAAAATTGCAGCTCAGATTGAAGTCTTGGAGGACATTGCTATTGACTATAGGGGAAAGACAATAGACAATATCATTCAACAGCTAGAAGCAAGGTTGAGTGCGTTGAAGTAAGTTCAAATTTTTGAAGTTGAAAGACTATGAGTGGTGGACGTTTTGATTATGCTCAGTATAGGATTGCTGACATATACACAAAGATAGAAGATTATGTTGATGGTCATCCATTGGATGAGGAAGATGAAAGATGCTTTCTCGAAGACCGATGGCTAGAGGAGGAAGAAGACAAGTATGTTAGAAAGCATCATCATACGATGCCTAACAGATATGGCTTATCTAAAGAGACTATCAAGGAATTCAAGAAGGGTATTGAGCTTCTGAAGAAGGCTCAGGTTTATGCCCAAAGAATAGACTGGCTTCTTTCCGGTGATGATGGAGAAGATAATTTCCATCTACGTTTGAAAGAGGATTTGGCAAATCTTAAAAGTAAGAAAGGATAGATTATGAGTTGGAATTATCGTTTAGATACACCTATGATGCAATTAGCTGAAGAGGTGAATAAGAAATATGATACCGATGCTGGTAAGATGCTTCTTTGCACTTATCTCTTTATGGTATCAAGTGAAGAGGTCAAGGACAAGCAAGCTTTCTTTGATTGGGTAGAAGAATTGAGTAAGTCTAGCAAGTGTGATGCGGTAAGGGAGTACGTGGAAATCAAGGACAAAGCCGATTGGCTGCATGGTGGATTCTGTAAGCCGATTTACCGCCACTACAAGGGTAATTTCTATGAGTATCTTGGAGAGGTTACTGATAGCGAGACTTCTGAGGTAAAGGTTGCGTATCAAGCAGTGTGCGGACAGCATGAAGTTTGGGTGCGACCAAAGGAAATGTTCTTTGGTAATGTTGAGGTAGATGGTAAGCTAGTTCCTCGATTTGAGAAGGTAGATTTAAAAGACTTAGAGAAACAAGCCGAGATCAATGGACAGAAGAAAGATTAAGAGTTTGCTAGGTCTAGCAATCTTGCGAGTGAATGAAGTCGTACCGGATTTCGAAGACTTGAATAAGGTTCTTCCTTTGCTTAGACAGGCAATTGATGAATTAGATAAGTCTGATTCGGGTTCAGTTTAAAAAGGGTGGAAAATGGCAAATAAGCAGACGATAAAACCAAAGGTAGTTCCTTTTGAGATAGCCAAGCTTCTGAAGGAGGTTGGCTACGATGAGAAGATAGCCGAATTTTGGGCTTATGCTAGTCCTTGGACAGCAAAGGGTGGTATTCGTAAGGGTGGAAAATATAATGAGCATTACGGCAGTTATATCGCTTATTCAAATTCCGAGTGGGAGAAATCCAATATTGAGTTTTCTGCTGCCTTAAAGTTGAATAGTAAGCATCCGGCAATATCCGCTCCAAGCTATGATATGGTGTTAGATTGGCTTTTAGAGCATTTCGGTTACTGCATTTGTGTTGCAAACATTTCGAAAGGTAAGTTCTGTTGGCAAACTACATCATGGTGTGTAGAGGAAGGCTTGTGTCATACGGATGGTAAGGAATATTCCAGTAGATACAAGGCAATGGATGCCGCTTTCAAGAGTATCTTAAAGGCTCGCATTGAGAATAAAGATAACGAGGTAATCAAAAGACTTTTGGAGGAAATACAAGATGGAAAGAATTTATGATACTTTTGTACACGCAATAATGATGAAGTTAGAAGCTCGTTTATGTACTGAACTCGAATGTGTTTATAAGAATATAACAAACAAGATTGTTGAGAAGAAAGGTAAACTTACCAACGAAGACGTAATTGAGTTTCAGAAAAAACTACAAGAAGTGTACGACAGGAATGCTGCTATTCGTGAAGAGGTTACTGACATTAAAGATTCCAAGAAATGTATCTTAACTAAAGAAGCATGTGAAGAGTTAATAAAGCGACTTTGCGTGATTAATATAAAAGAAGATGAACAAGCAAAGAATGATAGAGTGGATAGCCACTTGTGATACAGGTGTCTCTTCAATGACTATGTGGAGTGCATTGATGGGGGTAAAACGAAAGAAAGATTTGGATATTCCTAAAGACAATAGTGACTTCCGTAGATGCTATGATATGGTAGAATACGGACACGTAACCTTGGATGAGCTACAAGTTGTAAAGAAGCAATATCCTTGGTTTGCTCCTGTTGTTGACAATTGGAAGGAATTGTCTCTTTTGTTTGAGGAAGAGTTGGACAAACGTTTGTATATACGAATCCGTCAGCTTTGCAAAGAGTCAGATGCTATCCGGTATGAGGTAAAGGGAGGACTTTATTATGAAAGGGGTTTTTGGTATAATGTTTAATTATTTAAAAGATAGAAAGAATGAATAAAGACAAATTAAAGGTCAGCTTTGAGATTGACCGCTACAAGGTAATTGGTATGCTTTCACGTAATTGTGAGAATGCTGAAGAGTACAACGAGATTATGGATATTCTTGAAGGCAAGAATGAGTTTGTGCGTGATGCGAATGGTAACGAGGAACTTGCAAGCCGCATTTGCAATTATGCTTTAGACTCTATCTTGGTTGAGAATCCAGATTTGGCTCTCCGTAAGCGTTTGGATAAGGAACAGAAAGGCGATGATGCTCCTGATGGAATTTCAAATGTTATCGAAATCAAAGGTGATGACGCAAAGAAACTTGTAGAAACTCTTTGTGGCATTCTCTACAAGGGTAAGTGATGTAAAATTCATCAAAAGAATATAAATAAACACTAAAACACTTGCAAGTATAAGAAAAAATGCTTATCTTTGCATCGTGTTTGAAACAGATGGCCTTCTGAGAGGTCGCTTCTACCATAAGTCAAGACTTAGGAGTTTACGGCATGGTTTCCACATTACCCAGTCCAGCTAGACTATAACAAGCAACTCTTATTAGGGTGAGAGACCCTAGTTGCTGCATTAGACAAGTGGTTAAGTCGCCAGCTTTTCACGCTGGTATTCAAAGGTTCGAATCCTTTATGCAGTACTAAATTGCCCTATGGTGTAATGGCAACACTACAGGTTTTGGTTCTGTCATTAGTGGTTCGAATCCGCTTGGGGCAACAAGGTGGAATTGGTATATGTTCCACAAAAGGTGCGATATTCAAGCGGTTAAAGAAGATAGACTGTAAATCTATTCCCATTGTGGGTTCGGTGAGTTCGAATCTCCCTTGCACCACGAGAATCTTTTGCATAATACGAGGAATGTAGCTCAGTAGTAGAGCACTTGGCTTGGTAACTAAGGGGGCGTTGGTGCGAATCCAATCATTCCTTTACGCTTTCGTAGCTCAGTGGCAGAGCATAGGATTTTTAATCCTAGGGTCGAAGGTTCGAATCCTTCCGTTGGCACAATGAAACACAAGAAGAGAGCCGTGAAGTTTGTTCTGTTGGAATCTCGGACATCTGTCAACGGGTAACGTAGGAAACAGATGGAGTGAATAAAGTTGTGGATAAGCTTATGGACTAGGGAAGCAAGCGGAATGGCCTCTTTTTTGTGATTCATTAGAGGGTTTAACGAAAAATTGAAGAATATGAAAAGTCCGTTAAGAATGGCAGTCGCTTTAGAAAAGAACAACAAGGTATATCCAAAAGATGTACGAAAGTTCTTGATGGGATTGTACGCCACGTTGCATTTGACAGATAACGCAATGGCTAAAGATATGGAAAAGGTGGTATATTATGCTTTTCGGAATGGCTACCTGTTAGGTGTTAAGTCTGAAGGTGGTGATGACCAAAAAGCGTATGACAGACTGCCGGATTTGGGAGTAGAAGAAGATATTGGTGATGATTTAAGAAGATAGTTGATAAAATTGGTAATTAGTTAGTAAAGTTTTTAGGCTTTGGTGTGTGAACATCGAAGCCTTTTTTATATATAAAAAGGTATATAAAGAGGGTAATTGTTAATAACGTACATATATCAGTTACAGTAAGTTAAATAAACAAAGAAAAACATTAAAATACTTGCATGTTTCAAAAGTTATTTGTATCTTTGCATCGTCAATCAAGATAAGTTGGTTGATTTGCCGAGTGACAAATTTCACTCAATAAGGTGAGAGCGACACCAAGGGGTAAGACCCGAAACAACTAGCACAATTGATTATGTCTAAGCAGACTGGTTTTTCATTCGCAAGTTCAAAGAAGTCATTAATTGAGACTATTGACGAAATTAAGAAGTCAAAGATGCCTCGCAACGAAAAGATTGTTGCATTGAAGGCTTGCGGTCTTCGTGAGAAAGAAATCTCCGATATGTTGAAGGTTTGTGTGCCAAGCGGTTCAACTTCAACGAGATTCGTTTATACATTCGGTGTTGAGATAGAATGTGTTCATGCCGAGCGCAATGCCTTGATAGAGGCAGGTCGTCAGAATGGTGTTGATATTCATTCTGAGGGCTATAACCACACCGACAACAAGAGTTATTTCAAGATTGTTAGTGATGCTTCAGTTGGGGGTGATGTTGACCCTAACGAGGTTGTTAGTCCGGTATTGAATGGCAATACAAATGGTATGGCAACTTTGAAGAAGGCTATCAAGTCTTTGGATGCCGTAGGTGCAAGAGTAAATTCTACTTGTGGTCTTCACGTTCATATTGGTGCAGCTAAGTTGACAGGCGAGCAGTATGTTAACGTCTTCAAGAATTATCAGAAGCTTGAAAGATTGATTGATAGTTTTATGGCTCCTTCAAGAAGAGGTAATTGCCGTTGGGCAGCCAGCTTGCTTGACAAGGATTTCTCTAATTGCCACGACAATTACGATATAAGACGTAGTGTTTTTTATGGAGACAGATATTACAAGGTAAATGCTGAGAGCTATACACGTCACAAGACTATAGAGTTTCGCCAGCATCAAGGTTCAACTAATTACAAGAAGATTGAAATGTGGGTTAAGTTCTGCGCAAAGCTTGTCGGTTGGTCTCGTAACAATGTCTTCACTAGTGAGGTTATGAACATCGAAGATATACCTTTCTTGAATAAAGAAGAGAAGGCTTTCTTCCAGAGCCGTAAGGATGCATTTGCAGCCAATAACGATTAATTGATGCAGTCCTAGGGTTAAATCCCTAGGGCACAAATAAATCAAAGTATTATTAAGAAAAAGAAAGGGTAAAGATATGTGTGTTATTATTGTATGTCCGAAAGGTGTTGCTTTGCCATCCGTAGATGAGCTGAAGGCAGCGTATATGAGAAATCCCGATGGTTGCGGATTTGTGAGCGAGTCTGACCATTATAAGAGCTTGCATTTCTCTACATTTATACGTAGATTAATGAAGCGAGATATAAATGAGAATGTAATCATACATTTTAGATTTGCTACTCATGGTTCTGTCTGTGTCAAGAATTGCCATCCGTTCTACAAGGCTGGTTATTGGTTCGCCCATAATGGGGTGCTCCCGATCTGCTCCGAGCATGATAAAACAGATAGTCAAATTTGCTTTGAACGTTTCATTTATCCTACTATCAAGAAATATGGTTGGGGTTCTGATGAACATATGAAAGAAATGAACAAATGGACAGCTCATGGTTCTAAGTTTGCAATGTTGCATAATGGTGAGATTGTGAAGTCCGGTAAATTCATAGAGCGTGATGGACGGTTCTATTCTAATTTGAATCATTTGGGTTATATGAGAAATGTAATAAACTTTTAGAAGATTAATGTTTAGGTTCTTTTTATTCGACAAGCGTCAGATGTCCGTGAGGATATTTGGCGTTTTTTTTGTTATATAAGGTGTTTTATTTTGTGTTGCTATAAATTATTCGTATATGTGATAAAATAGCCTTAAATCGCTTAAAAATGCCGTTATTACTCACTTTTAAGCAAAAGTGAGATACTTGCAAATGGATTAGTGTATTAATTATTCTTTTCGTATTATCTTTGCACTAGTTTTAACAAATATATCGAAAGAATGAAAGATAAAATTTTCCAGTTACTAAAACAAGAGTATAAGTCTCTTGGGTTAGGTGATGAAGTTCTTCAGGCACATGCCGAAATGCTTGATAAGATGGGGCTTGTTACTGATGACAACATCGAGACAGTGGTTGCTAGTCAAAAGAGTTTTTTGGAGTCCTTGCAAAGGGACAATGACCGCAGAGTTACCGATGCCAAGAAAAAGTTCGAGGAGGCACAGAAGGCTAAAGAAGAAGCTGAACGCAAGGCTGCTGAAGAAGAAGCCAAGAAGAAAGCTGACGAAGAAGCCAAGAAAGCCACTGAAGAAGCCGAAAAGAAACGCTTGGAGGAATTGGCAAAGAAAAACGAAATGCCGGATTATCTCAAAAAATACTTTGAAGAGCAGGCAGCAGAGAAGAAAGCTTCAGATGAAGCAAGAACCAAGGAACGTGAAGAGTTCAAGAAACTCGTTGAGACCTTGACTCAGAAGAACACAGACCAAGCCAAGACTTACAACGAACAGATGGAGGCGCAAAGCAAGACCATTAAGGAATTGCAAGAAACTATCCAAAAGCAAGCTGAGGAGGCTAAGGCTAAGGAAGAGGCTGCTGCAAAGGCAAAGGCAAAGGCAGACCACGATGCGAAGATTTTATCAAAGGCTAAGGAGTTGGGCATTCCCGAAAGTCGTATCAACGAGGGTTTCACCTTGAGCGATGATGCTACAGATGAAGCTATCGAAACATACCTCTCCAAGGTAGCGAACAACTACAAGGCGTTGCAACAACCACAATTCGGGGGCAGCTATCGTGCTAGCGAGGGCGAGCCAACAAAGGAGGACGTTGACAATGTAGCCGCATCATTAGTTCAGTCACTTTAAAAATTGAAAAACATGAATCAGGAATTGAAGACTACAAAAAAGCAAATTGTCTTTGGTGAGGATTCCGTCATTATCCAGAAATGGGAAGGCGACATCAAGGGCGGTCGTGCTTTGGATTGGACAGGCGTAAAAGATGAAGTTCTTTACGCAGGTCGTGTTATCGTGACAGATGGTAAGGGAACTTACAAGCCATTGCCTATTGAAACAGACAATTATAAGGCTTTGGGTACTACCAGCGACCCATTGGAGCATTACAAGTATGCGGGTGTTCTCTATCGTTCCATTCTGAACGGTGAGCCAGCGGCAATTATGACTGCTGGACAAGTTAACAAGGTAGCAGCTAAGGCTGCAAATGGTGCAGACTATCCGGATGCGTTCCTTACAGCTATGCCAAAGATTGCTTTGGTTAGCGATGAGGATGCAAACAAGTTCGATGAGTCTGATGCAACCATGGACAAAGACTAAAAGAAGGAGGATAACAGATGGAAAAATCACTTTATTTTCAGTTGGTCAATAAATACTTCCCACAACTTGTTGCAAGTGTAGTAGAGAAGTTGAACGGCAAGAATCAGACTGCATTGACCTATATGTACCGAGACCACTTGACTAACACATATAGTCAGGACGGACGCTGGGCATCAATTACTGCGGAATACACACGAGTTGCTGCTGATGTTGTATCAATGGATGCAGAACTTCCATTGAAGAGCCGTGATAAGGTTTCAACCGCTGAGGGTCAAATCCCAAAGGTTGGTATGAAGCTTTACATGTCAGAGAAGCAGCTTAAGGATTTGGATAACATGATTGCGCAACGTTTGCCTCAGCCACAGATTTTGCGTAACTTGTTTGCAGACCTTCCTCGTTGTATTCAGGCGGTTTACGAGCGTATTGAAGATATGTTCCTCAGTGAGCTGTCAACAGGTGTAGCTTTGGCAACTCGTTCCGGTGGTACTGGTATCCGAATTGATGTAGGTTTTGCCGAGAAGAATAAGTTCGGTCACGGTGCTAAGGCTTGGGACGCAGAGGATGCAACTCCTCTTGATGACATCCAATTGGTTTACGACAAGGCGATGGAAGACCAAAATACCATCACTACTTGTTATCTTGATGATTACACAATCAAGTTGCTTGGCAAGAACAAGCAGGTTCGTGCTCAGTTTGCCTTCAATCAAGGCATTGCAACCAATAGTAATAGCAATATTCCTATTTTGAGCTTTGAGCAGATTGCTTCTATCTTCAGAAATAAGTGGCAGACTAACTTGGTACGTGTAGCCCGTACAATCAAGACCGAGATTAACGGCAAGAAGGGAACACACAACCCTTGGGCTAAGGGTCACATGACCTTTACATGCTATGATAACCTTGGTGATTTGTTCTGGACTAACGTAGCCGAAGCTACAAGACCAGTTGCAGGTGTTACTTATCAGTCAGCCGATGAGTATATCTTGGCTAGTCGTTATTCTACCAACGACCCACTCCGTGAGTTCACCAGCTCACAAGCAATGGTTGTTCCTATCTTGAATAACGTTGATGCTATCTATTCTTTGGACTCAACACAAGCAGTAGGTTAGGCTTATGAGAGGTGAGGTAATTAGTCCGTTCCGTGATAAGTTCCATTTTAACACCATCTATGAAGTAGGTGCAATCTTGGACTTTGACGAAGAACGCATGAACTCCCTTATCGAACGTAAGCTTTGCAAGATGTTGGAGGTGCAGAACGATAATAGTTCTGCATCTCCAAAAGACGATAAGGAAATTAAAGATACTCCTAAAAAGGAAGTCTTGAATGATGGAAAAGAAAATCCTAAAGAGGATGAAGATAAAAAATCAGAAGAGACACCTAAGAAGGAAGTCTTAAAGGAGAAGAAGGAGAGCAAGACTAAAAAGGAGAAAACCCCAAAAAAGGATGCTGCCGAGTCAACCGAAGAGACTTCTGAAAAGGAGAATGTAGAAGAGGAACTTGACGAAAAGGCTAAGAGCGAGCAAGAGGCTGCAAAGAAAATCGCTGAGGCTATGAGTCAGGCTCAGAAATAATGATGTCACATGAAGATAAGAGAATACATTTCGCAGAAGTTGCGTGCTTGGAATATAACGGATGCTCAATTGGAAGATATTTCGTTAGGTATAGACCTTGACGAAGAATATACGTCTGATAATTCGCAGGTTGTAGGCAAGGCGATGATTTCCGTAATCGAGGAACTTATGCTTGCCCCATATATGAGCAATGTGAACGAAAATGGATTCTCTGTCTCTTGGGACTACTCTAGGATAGGACAATACTATATGTGGCTTTGCCGTAAGTATGGTGTTACTCCGGATAATGAAGTGGTGGCAGCTTTAGGGCTTTCCACTATCACGGATAAGTCTGATATTTGGTAAATGTCTAGGTTATGTTATATTCCCCTCATATATTAAAGAAAAAGTTCGTGAATAAGGTTGTCAACAAGTACAACGAGGTCATTAGCTCTTCTGAGGAATGGAAAGAAATGGGGCGTTGTCGGTGCGATGACAACTCTACCGAGCATTTCACTACCGATAATGGTAGCATATATACACCGAAATATCATATTGTTTGTGACAAGTGCCAGATTTCCGAAGGTGATGAAGTCAAAGTATATTCCGATGATGGAAGTTACCGAGGAGGTGGAAAGGTCTATAATGCCCCTAAGTGCAATTATCTTGGTTATATGAGTATCTATGTCTGATGTTATAAAGGATGAGATAGACGCTTTCTTTGCACAGGGAGAAAGGGAAGTAGATGAATTTCTTGACAGGTTAGGTAAAACTGCTGTTGAGCTTGATAAGGCTAACGGAAACTACCGAAACCGCACAGGTAATCTCAGAAGGTCTAACTATAGTAATGTACATGACCACACCTTGACCCTTGGCAACAAAGCGGAATATGCGTCTGATGTTTCCTCTAGGGGATATGATGTTATAGATTCGGGTATTCAGTATATCAAGAAAGAAATCGAGGATATGCGATGATAACAGAAATAGATGCTGGTCATGTAATCTATGATGACTTGGAACTTATGGGATTGGAACGAAGACTGAAAGGACATCTGACTAAGGGTGGACTTGAGGGGGAAAGACCTTTGGTCGGTGAGAAGATTCCTGATGAAGGCATGATAGTAATCATTCCTAAGCGCATGAGTGCAGACAAGACATATTTCAACGATTGTACTATAGAGGTAAACATATTGCTCAAAGATATAGAGGGCGAGGCTAATCCTCAATTGAACGAGCTTTTAAAGAAGGCTATTCAAACCCTGTCCGACAATGAGGTCGGAAAAGCTGAGGATGTATGGTATCGCTATTCTATCCGTTCCCACGGCATAGAGCAAGAGAGTAGGTTGAGTTGCCATTACGCAAACATTACTATTGATTTTGAAACATTAAACGTAAGATAAGATGAAACCATTTATTGGAATCAAGAGAATTTGGTATGGTGCTCCTCTTACCGAGGCAAATACACCTGCTAAGTTGGCTACATGGTTGAAAACCGCTACAGAGGTTAAGAACAGCCATGAGGGAACATGGGGATATTCTCAGGATGACCCTAGTGTTACCGAGTACAAGAACGAGCTGAACGGACAGGTTTACTATCGTGACAAGACCGATGAGGGTGCTAAGACAATTACATTCTCTATTGGTGTCTTTTCATGGAAGAATAAGGTAGACTTGCAGGGTGGTAAGATGTACAAGGCAACTGGAGAAGAGACTACAACGGAGGCAGATGCAGTAGGTTGGTCTTCTAGCCAAGATTTGGCTAATATCAACAAGTGTATCGTTGCTCAGACCAAGACAGGGAACTACATCGTTTTCTCAAATGCGGCTATCGTTGCCAAGGGTGACCAGCAGGATAAGAATATCACTTTGGGTATTTCTGCCGTTGCTATGGAAAGCGAGATCGATGGTGTGGCTGGCGAGTACCAATGGGAAGGCTCTGCGGTTTTAGAACAAGAATAAGACATAGGCAACAAATGATAGAGGGGGATGGTGTTAATGCCGTTCCCCTTTTTTAATATTCAGAACCATGAGTAAGGCAAGTAAATTAGTTACGGATGCAATTCTTGGAGAGGACACCGTAACGATAATCGTGAATGGAAGGGCTTATTACGTTTCACCACCTACAATTATAAAATTGGTCAAGGCGGCTAAATACCTTGATAGTTTCGAAGAGGGCAAGACCTTAGCGGAAGTCTTATGCATGCTTAAGAATTTGGATGATGCTTGCAAGGCGTTGTCCGTATTCATACAAGGCGATGAATCCATTAGTGATGAATTATCTAAAGGAACGCTTGAAGAGGTTGTCAATGGCTTACAAACGGCTTATTCCTTAATCTCTATAAAGGATTTTCAGACGCTATCAATTTTGGCGAAGAGTGCGGCAAGGATGATAGCAAAACCACGACCATAGGTAACGATACACTCTTAGGACAGATTGCATCTTTTATGGATAGTCTGCACTTATCTTACCAAGAAGTCGTGAAAGAGATACCTTATAGAAATTTATTACTGATGGCAAAAGACAAGCAAAGAGTAGCATGGGGTGATGTAATGTATGAGGTAACGGAAGAAGAGTTTGGAATGAACTTCAAAAAAGGATAAGTTTAAAATAATGCAAATAAAGTATTAAAAGCACTAAAACGCTTGCAAGTTAGCGAAATATTATTTATCTTTGCAAGCGCAGAACAAAAAAGGATAAAATGGCGATTTAAGAAATTGATAAGATATTAGAGACACGAAACCCGATGGACTATACCGAAAGGCAGTCCGAGTCACTATTCCTTTGACTTTGCAATCGGTAGTTTCGTGTTTTTGTGTTTAAAATAAGATGCAAGACGTAAGGTTGATATTCGAGATACTGGTTTCCATGTTGCTTTGCGTTTGTCTCATATTGCTTGCTGTAAGTAGATATAGGCAAAAGAAAAAGCGTGAAGAACCGGAGCGAAAGGAAATGGACTTGATAGACTTCTTTTCTTTGGGAGGAGTTGCCTATTATTGGAACAAAGGTGGTAAGCAGCAGAAATGCTACACATACGAAGAATTTCTGAAAATCAAGGCTGACTACGTGGAGCTTTGGTTGAATCAGAATAGATATATTTTTAACTCTCAATTAGATTGCGATGATATATAAAGTATATGTTTTGTTGCCGACAATAGTTGTAGCAGATGGTATTGTTGGTATAGCTTGGCTAGGAAAGGTTTTTAGCTGGCGATATGGAAAGAACAAGAAAAAGAGCAAGAATGTGTCCTTAATGATAGGATATAACACAGGAATGTCTCTTAAGTCGAAAATAGATGATAACGCAGCGGATGATTATTTAAGACGCATTGCCGAAGAAAACAGAATCTAAATTCAAGGGTTAGAGTCCCTTTTTTACAACCATATTACTTGTGGTTATTTTTATACATCGGTTTTTATTAACGATTGTTTTTTATGGTAGATAAATGTATAAAAACGAGCACAAGTTCCCTTATAGATGGACTAAAAAAGATGCTAATTTCACAAAAGACAAAGGTAAGGTGATGTCTTGCTTTTGTTGTGGAGGTGGAAGTTCCTTTGGTTACAAACTAGCTGGCTACGATGTTGTAGCCTGTAATGAGATAGACCCAAAGGTTATGAAGATGTACTTGAAGAATCACGATGTCAAGTATTCTTTCAATTGTGATATTCGTGAGTTGATTACCAATATCAATATGGGGGGCATATTATGAAAGAAGAGTTGCATAATTTGGATATATTGGATGCTAGTTTCCCATGTTCTGTATTCAGTATTGCAGGTGACCGCCAAAAGGCTTGGGGAAAGGAAAAAGTATTCCGAGAAGGTCAGAAGGCGCAAAGGCTTGACGATTTGGCTTTCTACTCTATTGACCTTGCTAAAGAACTAAAGCCAAAGGTGGTGGTTTTTGAGAATGTCCAAGGTTTGTTGCAAGGTGAAGCTATCGAGTACGTGAAAGAGATTTACAAGCAGATGGATAATGCCGGATATATCTTGCAGCATTGGTTGCTTAATGCACGTAATATGGGTGTTCCTCAGAATCGACCTAGGGTGTTCTTTCTAGGATTACGCAAAGACCTTTGCAAGCCGTTTATGGTTCAGAAGGATTTGTTCGAGCGAGTGCCTAAGATAGATATGGACTTCAACGAGAAAGAAATTGTCTTGGATGAGTTCTCGGACTATAATGGAAGACAGATTCCTAAAGGAATGATGAAGTATTGGGAGTATAGAAACGAAAAGGACAATTCTATCGGTGATATTGTCAAGCGGATGGATAATCGTCTTTCTATGTTCAATAATATGTTTCTTAAAAAGAATAAGGTATGCAATACTATATCAGCAATGGAAGATAGACTTGTGTATTTTGATAATCCAAGCTATATGTCGGCGCATGATACGATTTTAGCCTCAACATTCCCTATGGATTATGACTTTAATGGTATGAAGCCTTGGTTTGCCTGTGGTATGTGTGTGCCTCCAGTTATGATGGCTAATGTAGCTACTAGAATCTGGGATTGCTGGCTATCTAAAATAAAAAAGGAGGAATGCGCATGATAACAGCAAGTATGACATCGGGAGAGATGCGTAGAGTACGAAACTTAGATGAAGCTAGAATCTATGAGTTTCAGATGCGAAAAGCTAATGAGCTTAAACGTGAAATGAGAAAGCAGAACGTAAGACAAATAACAAAGACTTTTGAGCTTGCTACACCTAATGCCGATTATTTCATCGTTGTAGGTGTAAAACATGGCGATGTATTTGCTTCCGGTTTGTTCATTTATCTGAAGGAAACCAACGAGTATATTCCTATGAGTAGAAACGAGGGGTATAGCGAAGATTGTTTTGCTATGAGCGTTCATTTTCTGAAGAGATTTGCAGAAAGGTTTTTGAAAAAAGACTTACCGATTCTCAAGATATTGCAAAAGATATATACATCGTTTACAGGTGCTGTTCAGCTCTATAGTGATGACAAGACAAGAAGAGTGGTATTTGCTATTCCGGAAGGGCTTATACTCACAGAATACGAGCAAGAAAAGCATATCATCCATTACAAAACCTTTGTAAGCATGGATATGCTAAAGAAGACACAGAAGCGAAGTTATGAGAAGATAAGTGCATTTCTCATGGAGTCTTGTCAGCAAATAGCTAAAGCAAGAGAAACCGGAAATGACGAAAGGCTGTGCGTTGTGTACAGAAGGTTTTACAATGATATTGATTTGCTAGATACAAAGGAGGCGCAAGCCATATATTCAAGTTTCTTTGAAAAAGGAGGTAACAATGAAAGATAAATGTATAACAAGGTTTCTTGGTGATATAAAGCCTATAAAGAATTACGAAAGGTATTATGTTAGCAAGCTGGGACATGTTTTTACTATTGGGAGAACGTCTCAATTAAAGGAAATCGTACCTTGCAAGACACCAAAAGGTTATCTGAAGGTATGGCTTTACAAGAACGGAAAGCGCAAGATGTTTTATATCCATCGTTTGGTAGCTCAGGCTTTCTTGGAGAATCCAGAAGCGTTGCCGATGGTGAATCATAAGGATTTCGACAAGACGAATAACGATGTAGACAACTTGGAGTATTGCACCGCAAGATACAATGTGATTTATTCTGCTATAGCAAAGAAAACCTCTTCCGAATATTTGGGTGTGACTTGGAATAAGAGTGTAAGAAAATGGCAAGCGCAGTATCAGATAGGTAAAAAGAAAATATATATAGGTTGCTTTGATACGCAACAAGAGGCTCATGAAGCTTATATTAACGCTATAAAAGAGATTTGATATGCTTGAATTTGATAGAATATACAATTCCGACTGCATAGAAGGAATGAAACAAATAGAGAGCGGGAAAGTAGATTTAATTGTTACTGACCCACCATATTGTATCTCCTATAAGACGGGATGGAGAGCAGACGACCATCGTTTTTCGAAGGAAATACTCAATGACGATAATGAGCAATTGATTATTGATTATATGAGCGAATGCTACCGGATTTTGAAGGATGATAGTGCTGCTTATATCTTCTGTAGTGCCAAGACCTTGGACTTTTTTATGCAACAAGCGAGGAACGCAGGGTTTACCATTAAGAATGTGCTCATTTGGCGAAAGAACAACCATACGGCTGGAGATTTAGATGCGCAATATGGTCAATGTTACGAGCCAATCCTGTACTTGAATAAAGGCAGACGAACCATAAACGGAAAGCGTTTGGAGGACGTATGGGACTTTGATAGAGTTCCATCAGATAAGTTGGTACATCAGAACGAGAAGCCAATCCCCTTGCTTATGCAATGCATCTTGAAATCATCGAACGAAGGAGATTTGGTGTTTGATGGTTTTATTGGTAGCGCAAGTACTGCTCTGGCTTGTATGCGGACAAATCGGAATTACCTTGGTTTTGAATTGGATGAGGATTATTTCAAGGTGGCACAAAGAAGAATTAAGGAAGAAGAGTTAAATCAAAAAGATATGTTTGGATATGCTGGAGTTAAATAGAATTTATCAAGGTGATTGTCGAAAGCTTTTAAAGCTGATTGATAGTGATAGCATAGACCTCGTATGTTCCGATGTGGCTTATCCGGTTCAGTCTAGGGGTGGCTCAGGGAGTATGGGAGGATATTGGACGGAATCTCAAACAAGAAAGGGCAAAATATTCAAGAGTAACGATATTGATATTTCGGACTACATCAATGATTTGTACCGGATATTAAAGGACAGGTCGCATTGCTATCTTATGTGTAATGATTATAATTTAATGCACTTTCTTGATGTGGTAGGAAAGAGTGAGTTCCATTTTACCAAATGCTTAATATGGGATAAGTGCGCAAAAATATGTGGCCGCTATTATATGGCACAGAAAGAGTATATCATCATGCTACGCAAAGGTGGTGATAGACCGATAAATGAATGTGGTACATCTGACATTCTGAGTGTTCCTATTCCAACCAACAAGCGCAAGGATAAGGATGGTTTGATTAATCAGACTGAAAAACCTGTAAAGTTGATGGAGATATTAATTAGAAACTCGACAAATGTTGGTGATGTTGTTCTAGACCCATTCATGGGTAGCGGTACAACGGCAAGAGCTTGCGTAAACCTTGAAAGAAAGTATATAGGCTTTGAAATAGACCAGCGTCAAGTAGATTTTGCTAATAACGAATTAAAGAATATGAGTAGGCAGTTAAGTCTGTTTTGAAACTATGGATATGTGCAAGGTGTTTTGTTGCAATCCTGTTGTAAGAAATGGGAATAAAGAAACAACGGATGCTCTTATAAGAGCTATGAGAGACGAAGCCTTAAAACGAGGGTTGGTACGTGATGAATTGATAGGTTTTTGCAACCGATTCTTGAGAGAAGGCGAAATCAAAGCTTGTATAGAGCATTTGCTAGATAATTTCAAACGTTATTTTTGGAGGTATCATTGATATGAGAAGAAGAAAGTTGAACAAGTCTCCAGTGCTAGGCTTCTGCGGATTTGTTATCGGTTACGAGTGCAAGGAAAAGGAAATAAAGCTGATGGAGTGCGATAAGGCGCAAGCAGATGCAATCATAGTTCCTCATCACTTTTCACACAAGGTAACGAAGAATAGTTGCTTGAATCTTTTGGTATTGTACAAAGGCAAGATTAGGGGTGCAATGCAAATAGGGTATGGAATCCGACCGCACATCAAGACTGAAAAGGGCGAAGTGTTGGATTACCATCAAGTGAGGGAATTTGACAGAATGTGGCTGTCTGATGATATGCCAAAGTTTAGCGAGACGATTTGCCTATCTCTCTTGCATAAGTATATTAGGGCAACACATAAGGAAATCAAGTACCTTATATCTTATGCCGATACGTCCATAGGTAACAAGGGAACTATATATAAAGCTGCAAACTATGAGCATATTGATACCATTAAGGCAGATTTCTATGTATTACCAAGTGGTGAGCGTGTGCATCCGGTTACTATGTGGCATCGGCACAAGACAAGAGCATGGGAGGTTCTAAAGGAACTATACCCAGGAATAAAAAAGGCAGAAGGGTTTCAACTTAAATTTCTGAAGAAGTTATGAAGAAAAGAAATAAATGTATTCCTTGTCATTTGCATCCAGATTCTGAGCATTGGTTTAGAAAAGGTCAATCTTGGAAGGCGAAGGTCGCTTATGAAAGCGAGGATGATGCTTGGGAGTTTCTGAATCAGAATCCGAAGTTACGGGCACAAGGTATGGCGGTGTATCGGTGTAGGATATGCAACAAATATCATATAGGGCACAAGAACAACAAATAAAAAATATAAACAGCAATGATAGTAATAAAAATCAAAACATGGAAAGACTGGAAGAAGGACTTTCTTGATTGGGTGCAAGAACCTCGACGCAAAACTTGCAAGGATTTTGTAGACTATATGGAGGCTTTGCAAAATCGTGTTCTCTACAAAATAATAGCCGATACTTGCGATAAATACGGCAATATGCGTGAGGGGCAAATCCAAGACATCACAGAAGCAGTCGAAAAATGCGTGGCTGAGTGTGCTAAAGAAGCACGCAAGTTAATCGATGAATGTCAGCCCGTAAAATTCTTCTAAGGCTGTAACTCTCATTACAAGCAACACAAACTCTACACAACAAGCGCAGTCAGCGTTATTTTAAAACATAAATAGTAGAAAATATGAAAAAAGAAGATAGACTTAAAATATATCGCAAATACGATGGTCATTGTGCTTATTGCGGCAAGAGTATAGAGTATAAGGATATGCAGGTTGACCATCTTGTTCCGAAGAATCGAGGGTGTTACTCTCGGTGGAGCGACAAGGCGGGAAAGTTTGTCGTATCCCATGGCGATGATTCCATGGAGAACTATATGCCATCTTGCAGGTCTTGTAATCTTCGTAAGCGTGATATGAGTTTGGAACAATTTCGCTCAGAGATTACTAGACAGGCTAAAGGATTGCTTAATGGTAAGGCTTCTTTCCAAGTAAAGATGTCGCTTGCTTATGGGTTAATCGAAGAGCACTTTGATAGACAAATTGAGTTCTACTTTGAGAAATTTAAATAGTTGAGAATATGAAGAAGTTTAAGAAGTCGATAGAGATTAGCACTGAGAATATTTCAGACGTTCTTCAAGTGCCAATTGTTACAAGTTTATACAAGACTAAGAATTTTAAAAACCCTTGTCTTGAAGGTCGTAGCGTTCCTTATGATACTATAGCACTGATGTATGTTCATATCGAAGGCTTTGATAGCGATTTTTGTATTAACCAAGGCTACATTCTCGCTCTTGACATTTGTGATACTTGGTATGCCTTTTCAAAAGCAGGGTGGGAAAAACATAAAAACGATGAGGTATGAAGAAGAAAGGATATTACGAATACGGAAACGGAATCTACCCTTTGAAACTTTGGGTACACATCGGTAAAGACTTGAAAGAGCTGATAGATTCATGTTTTGACAAGTGCAATGCTCCCGATAGTGATTACGGCGGCGTTACGTATTCCGATGCTGTCAGGAAGAGCGACAGAAGGCGCGGCGTTCTTGTCTCGTTTCCGTGTCAGAAGGTTATGTCGATGAACTATTGCTGCCATGAAGCTTCTCACGTCTGCGATGCCATCGAGGAATATACTGACTTGGAACACGGCGGCGAGCCCTCAGCCTACTTGATGGGTTGGATTGCGTCTTGCATCAACAATGCTCGTTTGGGCATTGGAGATTTCGTTGAAATTGTAGATAAGGAAGAAAAATAGCCCAAAGGCAAAATACCATTTGGTGTTTACCCCATCACTATATATAATAATGTAGTGGTGGGGATTTTTGTGTTAACGTCAGCAAATTATTTGTTTGTATTATTATAGTGTGTTAAAAGCTATAAGAAATACATTAAATAATTTGCATATTTCGAATATTCTTTGTATCTTTGCATCGTAATTAAGAAATAAAGGTTACTAATTAAAAATGGTGAGACACACCATAAAAACTGTAAGAAGAAAGTGGAAAAGTTTTTTGAAAACTTATCTGAAAAGTTTAATGATGCGGCTTTTGAGGCGCAACTTGATGATTTTACTTGCGAGTTTGATGCTATTAACAAACCTGCTGAAATCGTGGTGTCCGTTAAGAGTAGAAAGGTTATCCATTCATATGGAAATATTTCTTCTTATCCATATTATAATGTAGATAAGATTAATATCTATAATGAAGACGGAGAAGACGTTTCTTCAAAATATCCTTTGTTCTGCCAAAGAGTTAAGGATTGCGTGCCTTCTTATAAAGATGTAGAGAATGACTTGACGGAGGCAAATATGAGCGATACCGAGCTTTATTTCGGCTCAGAGGCTAATTATTTGCATTACAAGTATGGTAACTAAATGGTTTGGATATGGAGTACGAAAATAACTTTGTAGGTCTTTCATCTGTAACTAGTCACGCCCTTGAAATATTAAGGTATGAACTAGAGTATGGATGGACATTGGCTCTTATGCCAAATGATGTGTGGTACAACTAATTACTTTTAAAATTTCAAATTATGGCATATTATAATGTTAGTGTAGATGTATCGGATTTATTCGATGATATGCTCGTCCAAGCACAGAAGAGTTTTCTTATTGACAAGTTTTGTTCTTTAGCAACAGACCAGCAGATAGAGGTAGTAAGCGAAATGCTGGAGAACCTTAATGGCGATCAGACAGCTAAAGTTATAGAAGACGCTTTTGACAACTTGCATGAGCGAGCTCAAGAGCATGTAATCAACTATGTGAACGAATAAAGGCTATGATGTCCGACAAACAATATAGAGTTGCTCGCAAGGGTGTTGTCGAGCAACTTAAATTAGCTCAGAAACTTCATTGCAAGCACATGGAGCAGAAGTATAAAGAGGCTTTGGAGAAGTTAGAGAAACGCTTCTTAAAGCCGGATGCCGTGGGATGCTTCAATTTGGGCGCAAGGGTATCAAATAGTTATTATCATCTTTAAATGGTTAAGGTTATGGCTACAGTAAATTTTGAAATTGGAAATAAAGAGTTTGAGGTACGTTTCATACGAGAATCAGGTTATCCTCCAACAAAGAATGAACGTGGTTCTTCATTGGTTGAGTATGATGTAACTACATACAAAGATAATCAGCCAATGATAAAGAAGTTCAATCAAAAGAGGCGTGTTTATTTTGACCTTGAAGGTAATGTTTATAAGGATAAGCAGAGCAACAAGGTATGGTTCAATCTATATAAAGCAAGCTAATGGTTATGGGAACAAAAGTAGAAGTAAGAACTATTCCTTTGCATGGATTGTTTATTCATCGCAAGCAGGTTTGGCGGTCACTTGGTAAGCTTAGAGCTGAAAGCCATTCTACGACAGCGCAAAAGGTGTTTATGAATGAGCATGATACCGAGGTATCAACTGAGAATGCTGATTTCATTGATGGCTTGAAAGTCACTCCTTATGATGGTGAGCTGCCAAAAATATCAAAAAACGTTGGTAGTATGAGTTACTACCAGTATTGTTTAACGCAAAAATTGGTTTAGTTATGGAAACTGAGATTAATATAGTGGAAATCCTAAAGGATAAGCCGCAAGGAACGAAGTTATATTCTTCCGCTTGTGGTAAATGCAGGTTAGAAGAAGTGGATGATAAAAGTTTCAAAATATCCTTCTATAATTCAAAGTTTGGTCTTATGAACGGTGGAGAAGGGTATCTTGATAAAAATGGCAAATTGTATGATGACGGAGAATGTGTTGTTTTTCCATCAAAGGAAATGCGTGATTGGTCTAAGTTCGCTTGGAAGAAGGGAGACGTGCTGGTAAGTAATGATGGTGGCACAGAGGTTATCTTTGACAAATGGTACGATGATACCTATACCAATTTCTATGGTAGGCATTACCTTAATAGTGAAGAAAAAAATAATGTTAAGTATAATGAAACTTTCCTTTGTACAACTGAAAGATACGCTCTTGAAGATAAGAATGCTGCTAAGACTTACCTCAAAACCATTGAGGAACGTTTGGGTGGAAAACTTAATCTCGAAACTTGGGAAATAGAAAAGCCTAAGTTCAAGAATGGGGATATAGTAGCCCTTGTGGTACAAAAATGTACACATATTGCTATATTCCAATCGAGACAAGGAGCATATATAGGATTCCATGCAGTTCTTTGCCAGAATGATGAGCTTCTTCTAGAAGAACCATTCAGAGAAGATGTTGGAGATATTGAACTTCGCCTTGCTACGGACTCAGAGAAGCAGCAACTCTTTGATGCTCTAGCCAAAGAAGGCAAAGCTTGGGATGCTGAGAAGAAACAGATTGTGGATTTGTCAAAGAAGTGTGAGTTCAAGCCTATGGATTGGTGCTTGATGAGAGATATTCGTGGAGAAGAATGTTTTGCTTGGAGTCTCTGCCAGTTTGCATATCAACTTAAACGTGGAAAGTATGAAGCTGTAGGAGGTATGCGTTTTGATGAGTGCATCCCTTACAACGAGGAAACTGCACACCTTCTTGGCACAACTGATGAATGGAAAGGAGGTGAGGGATGAAAATTAAAATAATAGCATTATTTACGTCTTTCGCATTTATTAGTGTAGGATTAGGGTTAATATTCGGTTCTGTGGGCGCAGGTATGTTATCATTTGGCATAGCGTCAGCATGGGCTATATTTGTTATTGTAGGTACAGGTTATGATAGATGAAAAGAAAATAGAAGAGGCTGCACAAGCTATCTGTTTTGATGATAAGATGTCTTATGACAGTTATTGTAAAATAGAAGGCTTTAGAAAAGGTGCTGAGTGGGCTATCAACGAGTTTCTGAAGGACTTGTTTTATCCAGCTAGCGAAGTTCCACGTAATGACAACGGAAAGGTTCTTGCGTTCTCAAGAAAAGTCGGTTTTAGAAAGCTCTACGATATGAACGATGAACTTGATAAAACCACTTGCGATACATATCAAGAAATGTGGGAAGAGCAAGTCCATATGTTCAAATTGTCTGATTGGATATTCGTAGATGAGTTGTTTGATTTAATTATCAGGAGGTGAGTAATGATTAGAGACGAAGCAAAGATAATTGTAACACCAACTGGTGTATCACTTAAAGAAGCCTTGATTAAAGAAGTAGTTAAGGCACTCGATGAAGAAGCTTCCATCTATAAAATCCCAGAAGTAAAGCTTGGTGGCAACCCTCCTAGTGGCAAGGAAAGCCGTAGAACTAGGAGAATGTTAGAACTTAGAAAAAGAAAGGGTAGATTATGATAGACGATAAGAAAATAGAAGCTGCAAAGGAAGAAATCTATGAAGATAGATTTCTATTAAATGGTGAAGAAGTAGTCTTCGATAATGATGCTAAAGAGGAAATGTTCTACAAAGAGGACATCAAAGAAGCTATCGGGCTTGGTGCTAAGTGGGCTATCAATGAGTTTTTGAAGAACTTGTGGCATCCTGCTAGTGAAAAACCTCTACTACGAAGTGGAAAATGCTTAGTAGTATACAACGGTGGCACAATTGGTATATTTAAAATATCTTTTGTCTATGAAATGCTTTCTAATTATGGTAAAAATGGTATGGGCTGGAAATACTGGTGTTATGTATCCGATTTATTCCCAAAGCAAGGAGGTGAGTAATGAAAGAGCTTAAAGATTTAGTTGAGGGCGATGAAGTACTAGTTACAGGTATGTATCATAGACATATCGCCAAGGTTGATAAAGTGACAAAGACTCAAATTATTGTTAATAACGCTAGATTTAAAAGAGATTCTGGCTGGCAATGCGGTAGTGATAGATGGAATGTTAGACAAATATCTGTTCCTACAGAAAAGGAAATATCAGATATTAAAAAAGAGGATTTTCGCAAGAAGCTCATTTACGCTATCAGTTCTTTTGATTTCAAACGCTTATCAACAGATGAGTTAAAACAAGTGTACAATATTGTAAAAGGCAAAGAAAAATGAAAAAGAATAAACACTCATTAAAGATAAGTCGTAGCTTCTTTGGCGAAACTACCCTTGATGGTTATCCTATAGCTACATATTCAAATGATGAATTGAATATTCTAAAGAACCTGCTAGAAAAGGTTCTGTGTGAAGTAAATGGATATATTCATCTTTAGAAAAGTAAAGCGTATGGCACAGAAAGAATTTAGGAAACCACCTCGTTATATGGTGGGTGATATAGTTTATAGTCACGGATTAATTTGTATTGTCTGTAGCATCTATCCGTTCAATATAGATTATTCTTACGACTTGAAAGTTATTGATGGGCAAAGCTTGGGCAAAATTTGTCAAAATGATATTATGCACGTTCATATTTGGGAAGAGTTTCTTAAAAAGAATGGATGGACATGTTATCGCTCTGAAGGAGAATGTTTTGGGCATAGGTGGTATAAACACCAAGAATACCCTTTCACTTTGCGATATAATAATTTCTTGGGAATTATCGGAGTATCTTTCAATGACGGAAAAGACGATACTGTTATGATAAAATGTGTAGATGAACTCCAACATATTCTTTTTGGCTTGCAATTAGATAGCAATTTAAAAATATAAGCGTATGTATTTTGAATATAGAATAGTCAAAATTGAGAAAGGTTTGTTTCTCATCGAATATAAGACCGCTCCTTATGGAGTTTGGCATGAAGTAAAAAACAAACAGTTCAAGACTAAGCCAAAGGCAGAAGCTTGGGCTAGAAAGAACTTAGTTTAATGAAGTAAAGCGTATGGAAAAGTTAGAATATATTCCAGGAGATTTGGTTTTTCACTATATACCAAAAACCACAATAAAAAAGTATGTAAAAGTATATGTTTGCTCTACAAACAATGCCTTATCATTAGAAGATATGGATGGAAAATTATATGATTATATTGGGGTGTTATATCCGATACCTCTCACTCCAGAGATTCTAGAGAAGAATGAATGGAAGAAATTATATGAGAAATTCTTTGAGAAGAACGTTAACAATATCCGCTTAACAATAGAGTTTAGCGAAAATATATACGTTGCTATTAACAGAATCTTTATAATGGAGATACATTATATCCATGAACTCCAGCATCTTCTCTTCGGTCTAGGACTTAACTCAGAAATGGAGGTGTAGGTATGAAAAGAATAATAGCAATTATAAAGTTTCCTATATACGCAATGGTTGTATTATTGTTTATTCTATCAATACTGACAGCAAAAGGTATATTGTGTATCGTAAGATTAAAGCCTTCTGATTTCGATAATCTTCCTAAGTTCTTGCAAGACAAAGCAAGGAAGCTGTCAAATGTGGTTGAAAATTTAATGAATTGATTGTTTAACGCCTTCGGGCATAATTTTAAAGATATGACAAAAGAAGAATTAGAAGCAAAGGTTGCCAAGCAACAAAGTATCATCAATGATGCTAACAATGAGATTTGTTCTTACGTAAATGATTATATCGAAAGTCTACCATACAAGGTTGGTGACAAAGTAAGCTGTTCAAGATGTAATGTATGTTGGATTGCAAGCATTGTTCCAGAACGAAATTATGCAAGATATTCTGGCAAGATTGATATAAGAATTAACCCTGCTAAGAAAGATGGCACTCGCTCCAGTAGAGAGTTTGTACTATGGAGTATGGAAATTGATAGTATCAAAAAGATTGATTAATCATCCTATAAAGGATAAAATAGATAGATTATGAAATATAGAATTTTAAAAGACGAAAAAGGCTTTAGAGCACAAGTTGAACTTGAAAGCATACGTAATGGAAAGTATTTTAAATATATCGAAGAAGATGGAAATCTTAATTCCTGTCCAAGAACTCATTATTATGGTTCTGAACAAGAAGCTATTGATGCATGTAAAGAACACCATGTAAAAATGGAGTATGACAAACTTCCTAAAGTAGTTAGTGAGTTTGAATTATAACCATCCCTTATGGGATATAAATATAAGTAATAATGAAGAAGATTAGTACAGAACGTTTGGCAGAGCTTCTTAAAGCTGAATACAAGTTAGACTTGTTGGAAGCAGGTGGAGTTGACAACTGGGATGGCTATGATGTTAGCCTTAGTTGCGAGTATGACGATGAAACGGAATCTTACTTTGATTTCAAAAAGAAGTCAGACGAGGAAATTACCTCTGAGTTTGAAGATGTTGAGTAACTAACCACCCTCTCCTGCAAAAGGGAGAGGGATAATTAAGAAGAATATGTACGCAAAAGTAAAAAAGACAGGAGAAATTTTATATGATGCTTATATGGACGAGATTGATAATGGCTACTATCTCGTTAAAGGCATAGACAAAGAAGGTAAAAAACGCTCGTTCTATCCTCATGAGACTACGGACTTGTATAGTTCAACAAAACTTATAGTTTCTTTCAATAAAAAAGAAGAAGACACTAAACAGGTGTGCTTTCTAGGCAAGGGTGGTTGCGTCTTATGTGGTGGTGGGGAAGACTCAGAGATGAGTAAACTGTGCCATACGCTATGGATGCCACCAAAAGAATATGATAAAGAGCAACATTGTATTTGTAATAGATATGATACTACTTCTTGCAATTTTACAGAAATGGATATGAGTAAAGTGTTTATACTTGCAAAGAATGGTCGTTATATACCTTTTGAGGAAGCACTGAAAATGAGAGAAAGAATTAGTGTATAACAGTATCAAACAGATTCAGACTAACAAGCCAACTCGCAGTCCTCCAAGAGATAGCTGCCGACTATCAAGGCAAAACCATTGACAACATCATTCAGAAGATGGGGGCAAGGCTTGACGAAGTGATTAAACAAGAAACAATTTAGAACTATGGATAAGAAAGAGAAATCAATCAATAGTCATATTGATAAGGCTATAGGCTATTCAGATAAGGCTCATGACGAGTTGCAAATCGCTCTAAATATTGCTTTGGAAGGAAAAGGGCTTAGTGACCAGGAAAAGGAACTTCTAAGCGTTGACTTTGCAACAGGACCAGAAGAAGCCGTAGAGCGTGTTGCTGATGGTAGTTGTAATGATGAACATACCAGTGTATGGGATAGCTCAATTAGAGACTGCCGAATATCTGAGGTATATCGCATGACAGGTGAGCAGATACGTGAATATTTTAATTTGTAACTATGGATAAGAAGAAAGTTAAAGAGCTGATAGAAGAAGCAAAACATTTAGCAATTTTACGCAAATATGAAAATAGACAGACATATTTGAATAATTGCATTTGTTGTTTGAAAGAAGCTTTGGAAGAACTCTCCAAGTCAGACTGGGTATCTGTTGAGGATGGGTTGCCTCCTTACGATGAAAGCGTTTTGGTAACAAATAAAGAAACTCCTAAAATTGTATTGAAGACAAGTAGAACTAAATGCAAAGGTTGGAATACAGATAAAAATGGATTCCTTTGTGCTGTTGCGTTCAATATCACTCATTGGAAACCTATTGAAAAGTTGGAGGAATAAGTATGCATAATAAAGTTAAAGAAGCATTAGGTAGTGCAAGCTACCTTACATATCACTGGAGCCAGTACACCTTCGAGCAGCTTGAAAAAGAAATGGCTAGAGTGTGCGGACTATGTAACAAGGCTTTAGGCGTTTCTAAAGATGATAGTATTACTGATTTTGAGCGTGGACAATGGTCAGTTATTCAAAACATAATTGGCTACGTAAAATATTATGGATTAGCAGCAGAACTTTTCCGTGAAGCTGGCATCGGTTACAAGAAAATAAAGGCTCTCCAGAAGGATTGCGGTTGTTCCTACAAGGAAGAAGTTTATGACTTCCTGAAGGAAAGTCGTAACGGTGGGGCTTATTTAAAATTGGAGGATTAGCCTATGATTATAGAAGATATAATCAACGAAAAGTGTGTAACCTTTATGACTGAAGAGCCTATGGATAATATCCAATCTGCTGAGTACTTCAAGGAAAATATCCTACCAAATGAAGTAGAGATTACACACGATGATGGTAACTATTTTGAGGTTTCTGTTAATTGTAAATCATATAGTTGTGACGTATATGGCAATGGTGATTTTTATCACTCTATTGCCGAGTTTAAATTATTGGAGGATTGATTATGACAAAATTTAAAGTAGTTAGATATTGGGATACATATCCCGATAGAGTCATTGCAACTTGCGATACAGAGGAAGAGGCAGAAAAGATATGTAATGAATATCGTAGAAACCGCAAGTCTATGTATGACTATTTAGTCAGAAAGGATGGCGAATAATGACTAGAGAAGAGTTAAGAAATAATTATGGAAATGAAATCTGTGAGTTATGCCACCGAGAGTATTATACTAGCAGAGCACTCCCAGAATCACTTTGCGAAGGTCAGTTTTGCGAAGAGGCAGAAGATTATTTCGCAGAAGAACATAATATAAAATTGGAGGATTGATTATGAATCGTAAAGAAGCAGCAGAGTTATCGCCATTTATTAAGGCGTTTGGCGAAGGAAGGATTATCGAATTTTCTAGTATTACTGATGTAAGTAAGGCATGGAGAGAAGTTACAGATTTTCCTATTGGAATGATTAAAAATTTCAAGTTCCGCATCAAGCCAGAGCCAAAGTACAGACCTTTTGCCAATGCAGAAGAGTGCTGGGCAGAAATGCTCAAGCACCAGCCGTTTGGTGTTGTTAAAGATAAGTACTTTACTAATTATCAAACACATCGTGCATTCACATGCTTAATTACTAATAGCTGTGAATTCGGTGAATATGAAGATGAGACATTTGAAAGTAGCTTTAAGAATTTGTTATTTGCCGATGGTACTCCATTTGGCGTAAAAGTTGAGGAATAACATATGATATTGTATCAGATTTGGTGTAAACGTACTTATGTTAGTGGCGGTTTCTGTGAAGGTGAAGATGAGCCAACACAACTAATATTTACTACATTAGATAAGGCACGTTCAAAAACACCAAAAGACCATTATAGTAAAGAAAATGGTTCACGTGAATATTACATTAAAAAGATTGAAATTGAATAAAAGTTGAGGAATAGTTATGGTAATTTCAAGAAAGAAACAATTAAATTATGTTTTGAACCTTGATTATCCAATTATTGGTAATAAAGTTCAAATAGATTTGGATGATACAGATAGTATTACCTTTTCTCGCTTTGTATCAAAAAAGGCAGTAGTAATGTGTGCAAATAGGTTAGAGTATATTTTGGCTAACAACCCAGATAATTTTGACCTTGATACAGAGTTAAGCAATTTGCATGAAACCTTGCGATTTGCAGAGGTGAATCTTAAAGTCGCAGGGGGAATAGAAGAATGGAATGGGAGTACAGCATGGGTATGTGCTAATTCTTTCGGCATGGAACTTATGTTTGCATCTAAGCCTCATAAGGTTGATGATAGTTGGCGAGATAATAATGGATGCTGTAATTGTCTAGAACTTCCCAAAGGAACTATCAAGAAACTCATTGGAAAAGAATTATCTTTTTTTGATGAACCAGTAGAACTTAAAGAAGATTGATATGGAAGAATTATTAAAGGCATTATTGGATGTATATATCCCAGTATTAAATGCTAATTGCAAGAAAACGTTTGCATTCTTAGATGAATACGTTCCACCACCTACAAGAAGAGAGACGTAAACGTGAAAGAGAACTTAAAAAGAAGAAATATGAGTGATAAAGTTAAATATTTATGGCTTGCTTGTGATAAAGATGGCGAGCTAGTGTTGTTCAAAGATAAACCATTCCGAGATGATTGGTATGGATTTTGGAGTAAGTGGAAAAGTGGTATTGATTATAATTGTAATGATGAGATAACTGCTAGAGACCATAGAAATAAAAGATTTACTATCCCAAGAAACAATATTGATTTATCATGGGAAGATGAGCCTATAAAAGTAAAATTAGTTTTTGAAAAGATAGGTGAATAAAATGTAGAACTTAAAGGAGAATAGTTATGACAAAACCTTACAGAATCAAACATAAGGCTAGTGGATTGTACTATCAGCCTGCAAACAATCATAGCAATCTTTCCAAGAATGGCAAGGTGTATATGACAAATAACTCGCCATTGATGTTAAATGATAGCTATGATTATATAGCTATTAGTGTTAGAAAAGGCACGAAGGTACATGATATTTTAGAAAAGGAAATGCCCTTAAAAGGTATAGAACGTTCCTATGGTGCAGAAGTTTGTTATCGTGTTCCAAAAAGTGAATTTGAAAAAGAAGAATTATTATGAAAATAGAAAATATTAAGTATAAGGCAAAACGTCTTGACAACGGAGAATGGATAATCGGAAGCTTTGTTGTAATGAAGATTCCTGCACTTAGCAAAACTACTATAGGTATCGTAGCATCAGACGGTGCAACGCTTCATGAAATTGACCCTACTACTGTCTGTCAGTTCACAGGGCTGAGAGATTGTGAAGGCAATGAGGTTTGGGAGCACGACCTAATACATTTCGTAGGGTATAAGCCTACAGCCGAAGTGCTTTGGTCAGAAGAGGACTATGCTTTTATGGCAGCCGGCGAGAATGAACCTCTTTATTTGCTTCCACATGTTCTGGAAATTGGTAAGATAGAAAGAGTTGGCAATAAATTCGATAAAAAGAAGTAGCGTATGAAGCGTATAAAAAGTATATTCTCTATGTTTGCTTATTGGGATAGAGTACATCAATTCCCAGACGGGCATATTAAAGTAGAAAATAATTTAGCTTGGAGAAGAAAACATATGCATGTTCGCAGTAGTAATAAACAAATACCTTTTTAGCGTATGAAAAAAGAAACAAGAAATGTAGTAGTTCTCGATTGGGAGGATAAAATTAAGCTACAACAATTTATCAAGGATTTGGAACAAATCTCTGAGACTTACCAAAGGCCTTGTAAGGAACTTACAGGTATCAATAATACAATTTACTATCTCAAAACGATTGAGGAGGAAATTAATTAAGATATGAGACTTTTAAAGAAAGATAAGCTAACGGCATATTGGGATAAGAAAGAGAACTGCATTGGTGCTTATCATCCTCTAGGGTTTATGACTCAAACAGATGCTCATTATCTTTTCGATAAGGTCTTCACCAAAGAGTTTGTCAAAGAAATGACTGATAGAGGATATGATGTTACAACGATGAAGTTTGAAATCTCTCCCAAGTTGCCGAACTATGAGCGATTCAACGGCTTATCAGAGAAGTATTACGGAAAGAAATAGTAGCGTATGAAGAATAAGATTTTAAACTTAATTAAGTCAGCCGTTTGGTTTGTCTTGTGTTTGTTTGTAGGAGCATTGATTTTTGAGGGCATTCGCTCTTTGGCTAATAGCAATGAACCTGCAAAGAAGATTGGTATGTCAGTATTCACTGAGGAAGGACACGATTATCTGGTTGTGGACACGAAACATGGTGTTTGCGTTATCCACGCTGAGAGTTGCCCTTGTCGTAAAAAGAAGTAGCGTATGGAAAATAATATGTTTGAAGATATTGTTGCTGAAGGCAATATAGTTGTGATAAATAATAATTGGATTGTGTTATGTAAGTGTTGGAAACCAGAATATCATAATCTGTTCTGTTATCTTTATCTCCATAAGGAATATAAGAATTTAATGGTAGGCTCTCATTTCACAATGACCGAGGATAAAAAGAAATCTACTCGGTTGGCTACCAACGAGGAGCGTCTTATGCTTTTTGAAGAAATGTTCAAGTATGGAATTACTTTCGATAAGCACGAACATCGTTTGATTGGAAAGTTAGTTGGTGTATGAAGATTAGATTAGCTAAGAAGATAATGAAGCAAGCTCGTCATCTAAGTACGGCAAGTGATTATTGGTACAGAAGATTAAGAGATTTTGAGTACAAAATATGCTATGGTTTTGTTGGTAAAAAAGACCACCGCATCACCAAGGCGATAAGTTTAACAAATAAAAAGAAATGAGATATGAATGAGTTTACAAAGATTTTCGCAAAGACAATAGAAGATGAAGCTATCAAACAGATAGAAACCCTATCTAATAGCGAGGCTTACAATAGTTGTAAAATAAGAATAATGCCAGATTGCCATGCAGGTAAAGGATGCACTATTGGCACGGTAATAGAGCTTGATAACAGAGTAGTTCCTAACACTGTTGGAGTAGATATAGGCTGCGGCATGAAAGTCGTAAGACTTGGTAAAGTTGATATTGACTTGCAGAAATTTGATGAAGCAGTCAATAAGTTGATTCCGTCTGGTTTTAATGTCAACGAGGGAGAAGTATCAGCCTGCATAAACGGATTGGTTGATGGTTGTATGTTTGGCAAATTCCGTGCTTGGGATTGTCTTGACAGCATGGAAATAGTATATCGTTCTGTTGGAAGTCTTGGCGGTGGCAATCACTTTATTGAGTTAGATGCAAATGAAGAAGGAGAGAAGTTTCTTGTGATACATACAGGAAGTAGAAACCTTGGTGTTAGGGTATGCAACTATTACCAAAAACTTGCCTACGAGTATTGCCGTAAGAAAATAGCTGATAAGTCTGAGGTTATTGCCAAGCTAAAAAGCGAAGGCAGAGAAAATGAGATACAGAGTGTTATTAAGTCATTAGGTACTAAAAATATAAGCAAGGAACTTTCTTACTTGGAAGGTGATTTGCTCAATGACTACCTCAATGATATGCGCATAGTTCAAAAATATGCTGAACGAAACAGAATGATTATCGCCAACAGACTTGTAAATGCTTTAGGTGTAGATATTGATGCTAATTCAGATAAGTATTCTTTTACAACCATTCACAACTATATAGATACAGACAAGGGTATATTGCGAAAGGGAGCTATCAGTGCAAAAAAGGATGAGGTAGTCATTATCCCAATGAATATGCGTGATGGTTCTCTTATCTGCAAGGGAAAAGGTAACAAAGATTGGCTATGCTCTGCCCCTCATGGCGCAGGTAGATTAATGTCTCGTACACAGGCAAAGAAAGAGTTATCTATGGATTCTTACAAGAATGAAATGAATGGTATTTATTCCACATCAGTTTGTGAAGAAACCATTGATGAAGCACCTATGGCATACAAGCCAACCGAAGAGATTGTTGAGTTAATCAAACCTACGGTTGATGTCATTGATGTCATTAAGCCAATTTACAACTTCAAAGCAAAATTATAATGAGCAAGGAAACTGGGAGGAAGTGGAAGAATGAAAAAGAAGTATAGTTTCGCAAACGCCAAGCCTGTTCCTTTCGGAAAGATAGACTATTGGTTTCGTGTTGGTCAGTGTGGATGCCATAAGACGGACTACAAGCCGAACCTAATGGACAAGCGAAAGTTTATGGCTGAGTTAAGAAGAGACAGTAACATAATGATTAAAACATTCTGAGTTTGGAAAAGAAAGTATTGACCCTATCCGTCAGCAAGCAGTGGTTCGATATGATTGCTGACGAAAGAAAGGATGAAGAGTATCGGGAGATAAAGCCGTATTGGGCATCCCGACTTGTAAACCAGCAAGCCGAAGGCGGCGAAGTGCTTTTTGATGAGTACGGCGGTTATTGTTGTGTGACAGGTGAACCGGAATACAAGTCATTCACCCACGTTCTCTTCATCAACGGCTACCGCAAGGATAGTCCACGTATCGAAAAGGAAATCGAAGGTATCACCATCGGTAAGCCTAAAAAAGGTCTTTGCCCCGACAAATGGCTTGATACTGAGTTTTTTATTATTAAATTTAAGTGATATGAAAGTAAAGAATTTACCAAAGAAGATTTACCTCAATATCTGTAGCAATGAAGATGAGGTAGATTACAATGAGCTTAACGGAGTAACGTTCAGTACAGAAATGGTTGGTGTTACCGATTGTGATACGGAAAACGTTCCTTACGTGAATGCTGCATCATTATGGCACGACCTAAAAGAAGATAAGCCACCTTTAAAAAAGTGGGTAATGTTCCGATATAGTGGAGGTGGCGTAAATCCTACGGCTCTTCATTATGGAGCAATGAGTGACGATATATGGGTTGTCACAAGAGGAGACGGAACACAGCGTATCGAAGTTCTGTATGAGTGCTACGATAAGATTGAGTGGCTTGACTTTGATGAACTAAAATAGCGATAGCGTATGACAAATAAAGATTTTTTTAATGCGTATCGTGGAGAGCCTGTTCTTTATAAAGGTAATGATATTGGTGCATACGTTGCAGGGTATGTAGAGGAAAAGTATATTATCCTTGGGTTCTATGATGATAAAGGATGTATCCTTGCCTTTAATACAGATGTGAATATAGATAAGATATATGTATCATACAGATTCGCAAAATTAAAGTATTTGGAAGTAGTAAAACATTAGTAATATGGAAAAAGATAACAGTTGTTTTAAACTTTTATTTGTTCTTTTTATATTAGGAATTTTTGCTTATATGGGTGTTAACGATAGGTCTCATAAAGGTAAAACTTTTTGGTATGAAGTAATAGATAAACGAGAGTCTGTAGGAAGTCACTTCTCAATTATTAACAAGGGAGTGAGGACAGATTATAATATAATATTCAAACGAATTGATAACGGAAAGCTGTTCCCATGTAAAGATGTGGAGTATGGAGACTATATTCAATATCAGTTAAACTACAAGTACTCCATAACAGAGGAAGATATGCAAAGGCTTTCAGGTATTTATAATAGGGATTTCTATAAGTAATAAAAAAGAGAATATGAAGAAATATAAATATACGAACAAAGAGGAAAGACCAATACCCAAATATAAGAATGGAGATATTGCTTGGTATATTGATGGATGGTTTGATGCCCCACAACGCTGTATAGTAAAGGGATGCTGCAACGTATCTTGGTTTGAGGGGAACGAATTTAATTCTTCGGGTTGGTGGATAGATTATAAATACAAACCCGACTATTGTGAACGAGTTAAACAGCATTCAATTAGAGAGGAATCACTTTTTGATACCGAGCAAGAGGCTCTAATTGCATTGTTCGAGGAATTTAAAGATAAAGTAAAACGTAAATTAGAGTTCTTTAATAAAGAGTCAAAAAAGCTTGGTATTAAACAAGAGTTGCGATTGCTTTAAAAAGGGTAGGGGAAGTTATTCTTCCCCTATCTTTTTTAAACCCAAATCTATTAATAGCTTATCCAATATCTCATTCACGTCATTACGGAAACTTCGGTAAGTAACATAATAGAAACTGATGTTTTTGTAATCATGGCTTACATTAGAACATGTACACCCCAAAACCTTAGCGATTTTTTCTCTTAACCCTCTTCTCATCTTAGAACCGCCAAGGGCACTAGGAGAATAAAGATAAAGAATAACAAAGATAAATTGCTTGCGTACCATTGTGGAATTTCGTCCGGCATGATAGCTCATAAACTTATCGTAAATATTGCCTACTTGCGATAAGTCTTGCATCAATGGAATGGAAAGACTTATTTCTTCCTTGGATAAGATGGCCTTAGTTTCTCTAATCCATTTTATGCGTTCCATGATTTTCTTTAGATTCATTTCAATGTCTGGTTCTTTCATTCTTTTCTATTTTTAATCCAACATTTCATAGACGAAGTTAACCTCGTCTGCATCTATTTGTTTCCTAAACTTTTCTATGTTAGAAACTATCAACGAGCAGTGCTCGTACGAACTCTGCCCATTGATAACTTTTTCTATTCTTGTTATTCGGTATCTCATTTTATTTCGATAAGCGTTAAAATACAATACCCCAATAAATCTTTATAGCTGTCTAGGACAGGCTCTTCTTTAGCATCCTCGTTCAAAGTCAGCAAAGAGCAAATACGATTAATCTTCTCTTGCAAATGACCGAAGGCATACGGATAACCATCTTTAGCAAAACATTCAGAAAATGCGTTTCCATACCGCTTATTTTTGGTTTTGAACAATTCGATTTGCGACTCGATGATGTCGTTATAATCTGAAACAATATACCAAGAGAGCGTAAGCAAGGCTTCCATCGCCATTACACTGATATGGCTTCGTAAGGTTTCTTTGTCTTCAGAAGATGCTCGTATCTCATACATAAGACGAAGGAAATTGGCTGCGCTTGAAAATAATCCGAGCTTTCCGAAGTCCTCCCTTAGAGATGAAACGAAAGTGGCATTATCCTTGCATTCAATCATGTCTGCCAAACGTCTTATCACAAAGATATACTTGTTAGCATATTCGCAACACCCATTGTTATTTTGTTCCACCATGTCCGTATCCTCCTCCACGATTATTTTCCATATTCAACTCTCCAAGTATGCAATCTGGATTTTCTACCTTGCGGAATGCGCCCTGGCAAACACGAGTGCCTTTCTTGACTACGAAAACATAATATTCGTAATCTGAATCTAGTTTAAATTTGCTATCCTTTGTCGGCATATAACGGTCGGAATTAACTCTATAAAGCGCACCAATATTGTCCCTATAATCTTCATCGACCAGACCTAGGCAAATATCAATATCCGCTCTAACATTAGTCATGTAACCAACTTGTGTTTCGTTCTTGCCAATAAAGGCCACATCAACTTGCATACCTTTGTCAGTAAAGCCGGAACGTGAACGAATATCCAAGCCAACATCTTTAGGAAGTTCCACGCCTAAATGCAGATTTATGTGACCTCTTCCCATTTTCACCCAAGGCATATTCAATACCACATCTTGTGGACAGTAAAAATCAACTGCCGCAGCATTACCTTCCTTATAAGGAACACGACCACCTCGCAAGTCAAGTACATAAGCCTTGCCTTGTGCTACTAACTTCTTTATTAACTCCTTATCCATTGTATATAAAGCCTAAATCATTTAAAGTTCTACAATTCTTAACCAGTCCTTTTGCCCATAAATTACGCAACTCAGGTAACGGGTCTTTTCCGTACCTATTCTTTATGGTTGCTAAGGTCAAGATTTCCGGTTTAATATGTTTATCTCTTTTCTGCTGTCTTAGCTCCTTCAGAATATTCTCCAAGTTCTCCATTGACGAAATCCTCCATTGTTATATTGTCAACCCCAAATTTATCAGCCAGATCATCGTTCCCAATAATCAGCCAATTAGATTTGTCTTTGAGAAACTCAATACTCTCGGTGCTTTTTGCAGCATCAACAAAAGTATCATCAATATTATCAGTAGAGCAATATGGAATTACCGCATTAACTGTATACATAGCAATTTCGTATGAAATAACCGATACCATTTTCTTGAATGTTATATCGCTTGAATACATTACTTGGTTCTTGTCATATCCTAAGATGTTGACACGGACTATATTATTATCTGCTTGCAACGCTCTAAAGAAATCGTGCTTTAGCTGAAAATCCGTAATATCTACAGGATGCTCGTTACCCGATGGAATACTTATAATATCCAACAGGCTTACAAAAATAACTTTTTTATTCATTGTCTTCATCTGTTAATAATTTATCTATTGTTTTTTCTAATTCGTCTAATCTTAGAGTATAATCCTCTTCGTAAACGCATGTCAATGTAGAAATAAAGAACTTATCATTATCTGTTCTCAATTCAATCTCCATGTATTCCTCGTAATAGCTATCATATTTAATTGCTATCGAAAAGGAGTTCATGTAATCTGGGTTGAACCTCCTCTGCAAAGCTTGTGCTCTCGTAAACGCATCATTGAATTCGTTTGTCATGGTTCAATATTTTGTGTAAGCATTTCTCTGTTCTTTGCCATTGCATCATGGAAGCCTATATCGTATCTGTCGGTCTGCTCCAGCTCATAGTTCCGCTTTATAAGTTCACTTGTCTGATACGAACTCTTTGCTAGTTGAATTTTAAAATAGATAAACTCAACAAACATAACCATAAAGCAGATAGCAAAGCCTATTATTACTGCTGCCTTTGTATTCTCCTTACAGAACCTTACAATACACTTAGCAAGCCAGCATGTTGTACTAACTATGCCTACAAGTACAAGGTAAGGAATTCGTAAAAGAACCTTGCATAACATACCCATAGTACTCTTCGTATAAGATGCGAAATCCGTACTTGTAAAAACTAACTTTAACTTCTTCATATTTTAGCCTATTTAATGTTTATCAAAAGTCTTTTGTTAACGAACCACAACAAATCAATACCATTCATCATGCAATATCCGCAAAGCATGCCAATCAAGATTATTATCTTCTTGAACACTCGGTAATGTGTCATTTCAATCTTCAGCATAGACATCATCAAGTCTTCAAAGGAACGGTCTCTCATTGAATCTGGGTCTAGCCTCAACGATTTGACATTCATCTTGTACTTATTGGCCATTGAGAATAATATAATAGCAAACTCTGCTAATTTGTCCTCTAGAGTTCCGGCAACGAGTTTAGAATATATTTCTATCGTACCACGTCCATTAACATTTTCATATTCCCAACGTTTGGCGTTGAAACGACCTTCGTATTTGCGCATTTCTACAATAGCGTCAATTACGTTGAATGTTTCTGCTCTTTGGGTCTGGCTAGCAACATCAAAGTTGCAAGCCTCTATAATCTGTTCTATTTCTGCTATCTCCATTTTATACTATTGAATCTAAGTCAAAATCATTAGAAGGAATGAAAGCCACATGGTCTTTCTCCCTTGTCATCGTTTTCTCTCCTGTTCGCACGCAATTAATTTGCTTGGGATTTTTATGTCGTACCACAAATGTTCCAAAGCTGCGTATCATAACACGGTCTCTGTTGCGCAACGATTGCTTTGTGAGGTCTATGAAATAATTCACAATGGCTTGAACATCATCCTTGCGGAACTTTTTGCCATTTACATCTCTAAGGTTCTTAATGATTGCCTTGACAATTTCTTCTTTCTTCATATTCTCTAAGTTTTTTATTCCCTAAACTTCTAATCAAGTCGTATGGGTCTATACCATATTTCTTAACGAAACATTCTCTTAGCTTGCATATAGCCTTAAAATCTGCATTTGTTGTATTCTTGACTATCATATAAGCTGAGTCTAATCTAACATCAGCTTTAGGAGCTTTTACCCGAAAAATCTTGTTGCCTTTCTCGTCTTCGATAAGTTCTATATTAACTTCCTCGCCCTTAGCTTTTTTTCTTGCCGCCCATTCTTCATAAGTGATGGCATTTTGCTTGATAGCCTCATCTTCTTTAGCCTCTTTCTCTTTCTGTATATTTGCCTCTACTGCTTTTATGGCATCTATACGATGGGAACAGAAAGTATTCAAGCTCTTTGTTATAACTTGCGGATTTGGCTTCTTGTAGAATTTCTCAAACTTTCCGGCAATAAACATCTTGAAGAAAGTAATCAGCTCGTTCAGATTAAGGAAATAATACTCATCCTTTATAGCATTTGCAGTCATTATCTTGATATTGTCAGTAGCCTCATTATTTACAAAGCCACAAATACCATAGACATCAGAAACCCATGCTACAAGCCATGTTATTGCACTTCCTTCTCCATAACACAAGTCAAGATAGGTAAGTGTTGGTGCGTTGCTTTTAAAAGCTTTCCCGATTGGCATCTTACTACCTACTTGGCTTGATGGAGAGAAAGACATTAGAACGTTATCGAATGTTCCGTACTCATTGAATATTCGTTGCTTTTCTCTGTTGATTGAGGCGCTGCACGAGGTCGGCTGATTCTTGGTAATAGCCTTGCTCTGCGTCTTTATTAGTCCCTTGCTTTCTATCATCATAATTTCCTTCCAATACTTTAACAAAATTATTTGGTCTCATAATCCAATCAAAACTCGCCATCCATCCATTACTACCATTAAGGAATGAAGATGCTGCCGCCTTGTCAATCATCAACTTCATCTGCTCACTCCCATATTCTTTAAGCCGTGAATTAATCATTGACTTTCTCTTCGAAGTCAGAGCATGAACAAGAGGCATTCCTCTTCCAACGATAACCTTATTGAAATATTCGCAAACCTTCTTTGCTTTATCATCCACTTGTTGTACACTAGGGACGTTGTTCAATGCTATTCGTTCAGGTTCGTTCTTGTGTGGTTTATATTCTTCACCTTCAGCATATTCTATGTTGTCTTCATGCTTCCAAATAAAGACTTTTCCGCTACCGATAGATAACATTTGTTTCTCAAATAGCCCCTCAATAGCTTTTTTTACCTTTGCCACCGACATGCCTATCTTTTCCGATAATTCTTTGTTGCTTCCATATACATATCCGTCTTTGTCAGCATTAAATGACAAACGGACGAAAGCGACTAATTCATCAGCATCCAAGCTACATGCTTTTTCATCTAATTTTACTACCATATCTTAAAAGAATGTATTTGTTAATTGTTTATTTCCACTCATTATTACCCACTTTCCTTTGCCGTTTTGATCTAGCAATTTCAAGTCTTCAACCTTCCCGAACCTCTCATAAGTACCGCAGAGGTCAACAAACCAAGGCTGTTTCCCTTTTGATAGTCTAAGAAGTCTTCCTACAACTTGATAGTATTGCGCTAATGAGCGTGTTGGCTTTGCATACACGACCGTATCTAACTCCGGATAGTCAAAACCTACGACCAATATTTGACTATTTACCAATACTTTAGTCTGCCCATTGCGGAAACGCTCGATGATTGCTTCACGTTCTTTTGGAGGAGTCTCTCCGCAAACCATTTCGCAGTTAGGTATGGAATATGTCAGCTTCTGAGCTTCCTTAACGAACTTCGTAAAAACCAAGATACCTTTACGCTGTCCACCTCGTTTAGGATTAAGCAATCTTTTAACAACACTAACTAGCCATCCGTACAAATCTACACGTTCATATTCTTGCTTGACACTTTGGTCAGTGTAATCACGGCAAGTTGAATTGAGCTGCAAGTTTCCTTCGTTCCATTGTGGTGGCGGGCATTTGTAATAGTTCGGAAGACAGATATATCCGTTTTTTGCCATATCCTCAACTTGAACATAGTAAATAAGCTCCTTGAAAATCTTGTCTCTACTTCTTGTCAGAAACTTCAGTATGCTACCATAGTTCTGATAGGAATACAAACGGAAAGGTGTTGCGGTTAAGCCTATGACCTTACTCTTTAATTTATCAAGAAACTCCTTATACATGCCGGATTCTGGTTTCACTAAATGAACCTCATCAATTAATATGTATTTAAAGTCTGTAAACAATTCGGGATGTCCTTTCACGCTACCAATTGTAGCAAAAGTAACATCGCTGATTTCTTTTGATTTAAAGCTAGCGGAATAGATGCTGGCATTATCAAATCCATAAGAACAATACTTCTTGTAGTTTTGTTCCAAAATTTCCTTAGTAGGAGAAAACACAAGCACTTTATCTTTGAGCCTAGCAGCTATATCTGCCAAAATCAATGATTTGCCCGATGCAGTAGGGAGCACTTCCAGAGCGTTCCAGTTTTTCTTCTTATCCAAGAAAAACTCAACCGCCTTCTTGCTTGCCTCTTCTTGATATGGTCTTAATTTAAACTTCATTTCACAAATAATATGAAATCACTTTTGTTACTATATAGGAATGCACAAGTCTTATGCATAACAAAAGCCAATAGAAAAATGACCTTACAGTTTTTATGGTGTGTCTCACCAAGACGTTTGCAAAGGTACGAAGAATAATTTAATAATGCAAATAAATTAGTGTCTATTATTGAAGCTGTAACATTATTTAAACCTTATTGATTATCTTTTTCTTCATTCATTTTCAGAATTAGAGCCGCATAGTATTTATAGAGTTCCTGTAATTCAAACACCGACCAATTCTTTGCTTGATGCTTCATTACTTCCAGTAAATCGACTTGTTGTTCTCCGAGCCGCTTTACTTCTTCCATATCTAAAGGAACGTGAGGATGCTTTTGCAAATAAGCCAATCTTCCAAGCTTCATTACTAAATTCTTTCTATAACCGATAAGATGGTCAGAAGAGAATCTGTTGCATCGTTTGCATTCCGCATTCTGATTACGTGTATCAAAGCGCAAACTCATATGAGTTCGTCCGCAATAATGCCCATTGTCGGCTTGGTCGATTGGCAATATTCGTCCACAACTGATACATCTGAAGTACTTATAGTGAAACTCTCTAGAGTCTCTCATGCGGATATAAACCGACATAAGCCTATCTAGCTTGTCAACCCACTTTTGCTTCTCGCTCCTTTGGTGTTTAGGCTTCTTTCCTCCTTTGTTAAATCTATCATAATATCCCATAATCTTTATCCTTTATCAAACCAAAAGTCATAGTTGCTGCTGTGGGGGTCGAACCCACAACCTTTTTCCGATTTGGGCGGACGTTCTACCATTGAACTAAGCAGCACCACCCCATAGGGGGATTTCAAACTAATTAAATAATAAGAAAAATGAAAAGCCTTACTCCTTTGGTTTACCCATATGCAAGAAAACATCCATGATAGATGTTTCCTTAAGGCTTGTAATATTGTAATCAATCATAGTCTTACCCATAATCTCATCTACATTCTTACGAGCCTTCTCAATGGTATCACCCTGCACAAGATAACGAACCTTGGTCTTCCTCTCCTTGCCAGATTTTTCGTCAATAGTAATCATGTTAATACTGCAATCGTAGTATTTATCCTCACTATCTACCTCTGAAAGGAACAACTCAGAGAAACCAGCTTTCTTCATAGTGACAATCTCCATATCACCATTTGTGTACACCGCCATTTCTTCTGTAGTCTTAGCCTCGCATTCTGACCATGACAAGGCATCTACAACATATTGCTCTGTAGTTTTAGCGTTCGTTCCGTCTTCTAGAGTTTTCTCATAACGAACACCTACGATAAAATACTTTCCTGTTAATGATTTCATATTCTTTCTTTTTATGTTAGAGAATGTGGTATCGGTGAGGCTTGAACTCACGACCTAATGTTTAGGAAACATTTGCTCTATCCAACTGAGCTACGACACCAAGCATCCTATAAAAACTCTTTATTTAATTCTGCTTGCCTCTCCACCTGCGTCTGCCATACCATATAAGCATGGTCTTGTGGAGTAGGTATGTATAATCCTCTTTCCATCGAGCAATGATGAAGCCATCGGTCTATACATAAAGACATTTCTTCTTTGTCAAGGTCTGGTATGTGCCTCCAATATTGGAAGGTCTTGCCTTGTTTATTCTCACGCTCCCTAAGAAAAACATCCTTATTTACACGTTTGAACTCTTGTTCGATATAGTCCTTAGTATATCCTTCTTCAATAGCTACGTAAGTGATTGTTACCCACAGATAAGCATTCTGCTGGATTGTCCTAGATTGTTGTCTTTCTTTAAGGTCAACAACAAAGAACTTCTCATTATAATAATCACCTTGTAGTTTCTTGGCTTTGGTTATCATAGCCCTGGTTCGTTCCTCGAACTTTTCAAGCTCGACCGGATTCAACATATTATATACCATCTTTCTTTAATGAAAGGTGGAGAAAATTAATTCTCCACCATAATAAGTTTAAAATGGCGCATCAGATGTGTTAGTGCCACTCGGCTGTGCTGGTGGAATTGGTGCTGAACCTGCGGCTGGAGCTTGTGGTGGAAAAGGATTATTAGCAGCAGCTTGCATGCCACCTTGTTGCGCATTGTTCTGTGCTTCAATCTTTTGCATCTTGTAGCCACGAACAGATGTAAACCAGTCTGTTGTGCCATCCTTCTTTGTTCCTTGATATGATTCAACGTCAAAGAATACTTCAGCAATATCCCCGACATTAAAACCATCCGGTACATGTACATTCTTACCACTGAATTCAAAGATGATGCGCTTTTCGTAGCCACGTTCACCTGTCAAACCATCGAAACGTGTTGCATCTAACATCAAACGTCTCTTTTCAAATGGTTCTTTACCTTGTCTCTGAATAGATTGGATGCCTTCGATAGCAACAATCTTACCTTTATAACTATTAGCCATAACTTAAAATATTTAATAAAACAATAAATTATCTAACTCTGTTCAAGGTCAAACTAGGCTTTACCTTAGTTACCTTTTTATACTTTTTCAATAGATGGTTGTAAGCTTCTTCGTCATCCGCATCAAAAGCCTTCGTGTCTAACGTAACCCTCTCAGAAGCAGACTTCAAGGAATAAGTGTAAATTGAAGTTTTATAAGATGTGAGGTTGTCATTTGACATACCATCAAAGATAGCTGCCTTCAACTCCTTTTCCTGTTCTTGCAATTTAGCAATGCGCTCTTGAACGTCCATGAGTGCGATTTCGTTATCTATAATGTAATAAGGTGTTTTTGTATCATCATTATACAAACGACCTTCTTTCTCGCATCGGAACAATTCTTTAACATCACTCGCAGGTCTTGGCTTGCCTAATGGGATGAGTTTACAGATTGTTCCACGCTTCTCGTCATCACGCAACCACATACAACATATACGTGTAACCTTCAGATGAGGATTCAATGTTTCGAAACCGAACTTATACATCGAGTTCTGCCAACGCACATACTCCTTATTAACGGAATAAGTACCCTTAATATCCCAAATCTCAACCTCATCGTCCGGTGCATCATCCTTGTGCATCACCAAGTCGATTGCACTTGCATGGTCTTCTCCGATTCGAAGGACATATTCGCTACCTATAATCTCATATCCATTCTTTTTGATATAAGCGACAAAATCCTTGACACTCTCTGAGGCTGGCTCAATACCCAATGAAGCAAACAACTCTACCTGCTCATGGATAATAGTGCCTTTTTCGGCAGCTTTCTTCAATACCTCTTCGCTTACGTTAGAGTACATATTGGGAAATACATACTGATGAAGCATACCTGTAATGCCACTTAATTCACGACCATCATAAAAGTATTGATGTGTGGAGTCCTCATAAAGAACTCCACTGTTATTCAATTGTATCATACTAATCTTGATTTAAATTGTGTCAACTTAGCTAAGAACTCTGCATTCTTTTGATATTCGGGATAAGCATCATAAACTGCTTTTAAATCCTTCTTGCTCTGTGCGAGTTCCATCTTTCGTAATGCACATTTGCGTTTAAACTCTTCGGACTTCTGAAGGTCTGGGAATCCGTTCCAAACTCTATCTACGTCCTCCCAAATTTGAGCTTGTTGCAATTGTGGATAAGCATATTGTTTTTGCTCATTAAGATTTTCGTCTTTTTCTTCCTCGCTCTTTGGGGCTGGTTCAGAGTAACCATATACTTCTTTCTGCTCATTCATCCATTCAAGAACTTCTTGTTCTGTCATGCCGCAATACCAACGCACAATGTTATTCTCATCTTGAATAATAAGTTTGGCAATACATCTGTTTGTATAACCTACATATCCAACATGGAAAATTGTCTTCAACTTTCCGCTTTGAGAATATTCGGTGTTTCGGTTGAGGTTGATGAATATCTTCTTGGGAGCAGTATACAATTCTCGACCGATACCTAAACAAGAGCATGCACGCTTGAAAGAGTCGCTAGCTTGGCCTTTAACGGCTTCGGTGTTACTTGGCGTACCAACATCTTGCTTATCTATCCAACCGATACCTTCTTTATAAACGGAAACCGTACAAAAGAGGTTCTGACCAATAAGCTCATGCTTACGTTTCCAACCATAGATGCCGAACTTCTCATCTAATCGTCTCATATCACATCTTGCGTCCTTGTAAAGCAACAAGGAACACCAGTCCGGTGACTTCTGATTACCACCTTGACCGACACGGACTTCTATCTCATCCGCATCAAGGAGGCGAAACTCATAATCCTTAATTTCTTCGCTCTGCCCTTCTACAGGCTTCGCTGCCTTATTCTCTGCCATAGTCGTATATTTTAAATAATCATTTTCTTTATCTGACAAGAAACAACAAGTTCATTGATTTCTTTGATAGAATAATATCTAGGTGAGTTCTTACTATCACCTACATATTCTTTCATTAACCTATTCTTGACCCATTTGTCAATCATCTGCTTTTCGAATCCTTTTGATGCGAGATAGCATTCGGCATCCTTTCTGCGTATCCTGTCGGAACGCAACCCCATTTCAAATTGGGCATCCATCCGTCCCGCTTGAAATGCGACTGATACTAATTGCTTAATCTCGCTTAATGACATATTCTTTCTACAGTTTTTATGGTGTGTCTCACCTTTTTATGTAATATTACAAAAAATATATTAAATTTCTTGCAAGTTACGATATATTTATGTATATTTGCAACATATTTAATGTTTTCGAGTGCAAAGATAAGAAAAGTATTGCAAACATGCAAATAAAATAGTGCTTAAATATACTATATTAACCTTTATTATCTTTAAGCTCTAAATGTTTACATAAATTAAGTTACACATGCGCTTACTGCGTATTAAATTTTAGGTTATGAATAGTGCATACGAAAGACTGAAGGCTGTAATCATTGCTTTGGGTTACACTTCAAATGAAAAATTCGAGGATACCGTTGGCTTAGGACATGGCTTCGTCAGCCGTATAACTAATCGTGTATCTTCCAAAAGCTTACAAGCTATAACGAGAAAATTTCCGCAGGTAAATCCAAGTTATATTAGGACGGGAATGGGGGAAATGTTCATCTCTTCACCTATAAAGATAAGCGAAAACGAAAACGCAAAGACTAGACTGCGTGAGTATCTTAAATATAAAGGAATTACCAAACGAGAATTTTGCGACAAAGCTGACGTGGCCTCTAACTTTCCAATCATAGGGAAGAATGGTGTATTCACGGCAAGAGTATCTTATAGAGTGAATTCTAAATTCCCAGATCTTAATATGGATTGGCTAGCTAATGGAGCTGGCGAAATGTTGCAGCCGGAGGCTAATATTGAGAAATTCAACAACTACAAAAGCAGAATAGCGCCATTCTGTACAGAGATGGGAATTAGTACTACATTCTTCTTGCGGAAATGTAAGAGCTATACCAGTGCAATTAGCAGATTGCCGGATATGCCTAGCGAGACTTTCTTGAAGAATATCTCTTTGGCTTACCCTCAGCTAAATCTGAATTGGCTTAAGACCGGAGAAGGAAAGATGTTTAACGATGACATCAAATCGAATATCAATTCAAGCGTCAGCTTTGTTCCTCTTGTTCCACAGATGGCTTATGCTGGTTATCTCAGCGGATATGCAGATGATGTATATATATCATCGCTCCCAACAATCCCTATTGTAAAGGAAGATAAAGAAAAGTACGTAGCATTCGAGGTAAGCGGTGATTCTATGGATGATGGCTCGTCTAGAGCTTATCAGAATGGAGACATCGTTATATGTAAAGTCTGCCCTGACTACATGGTAAAGAGCAATGGACTTCATATAGACGGAAAGGAATATATCATAGTTCATAAAGAAGGTATTCTGTTGAAGCGTATCATTGACTTGGATATGAATAATGGAAAGCTTATATTGCGTTCCTTTAATCCTACTTATCGTGATTTAGAGTTGGATTTAGCAGATGTGAAGCAGCTCTTAGTTGTGGAATATCAGCAGAAAAGGAAATGATAATGTAAAGTATATTTGTATGTTCTGTGGAGTAGGCTTGCATAAAATGTCGCAAAATTGCCGCAAAATGATTATTCGCCTATAGCGTAAGTTGCTATTGTTTAGGCATTTTATTGGTGTTCCGTATAACAGCCTTCTAAGCTGTGGGTCTTGGGTTCGAACCCCAACGGAATCACGATAATAGGCAAAATGAAACTTATTTGTACAAAAATAGCGTGAGAGAACAATAGTAGTAAGTTACTTATTCATAGGTACTTATCTCTGTTGTTCTTTTTTGTTTTTAAATATATTTTATCACTTATTCCTCTTTTATATACTCTTTTTGTAAATGGCTATTAATCAATATGTTATGAATTTGACGTATTGAGAAATCATCCATGTGTGTTACAAATGTGTTATCAAAAAGCGCTAATGTGTTACCAGAATAGAGAAGTTGAAATCCTTAATGACCTTAATGACCGTGACCTTAATGACCGGAAAATGCCCCTAAACATTTATTTGTTTTTCTGA